TCATTCTATTATAATAAGAAGTAAATCTTCTTTAAGTTTGATATAAGATTCTTCTTCCTTGTTTGTTTGATAATAGAAAGATTTTCCTATCATCTTTATTAAACTTGGTATTACTACATAATTATTGTGCAGCTGTACCTTTGATTACAATCGGAGTAGAAACCTCACGATCTCCATTGATTGTCAGCTTTAATGTATAGGTTACATCGTTAGTGTTGCCAATGTTACCCATATTAATAGTCAAGTCCTTATTATCAGAATTCAAGGTAGCACCTGCGCCAGTAACTTCTGTATTACCATTGTACATTTTAACAGTTACACTAGTTACATCAACAATTGAACCGGCAGAATCAAGAACTTTATAAGTTGCAAAATATTTAGCAACTTCTTCTGCATTTGTATTGTCTATATCTGTCAGATACTTCAATACAAGTTTGCCATTATTTGCTATAACCAAAGACTTGGTTGTTTCAAATGTACTGCCAGCTGGTTTAGCAAACTTAACGCTAATATCACCCATCGGATATTCTCTATTAATATACTTCACCTTAGCACCAGTCAATGTGTAAGTCTTGCCAGCTTCAGTAGTACCGTTAATAGCTGAAAGTGAAGCTGAAGCCTTATCATCAGCAATTGTGAGTGTGAATTTACCATCTTTAGCTTGAGCATTCTCGAAGTTGAATTTACCGGCAGAGAACATGTCAATAGTAGATGTTGTTTCATTATTCAATAATGTGAATACACCGTCCTTATAGTATTTTGCACTCGGAGTGTAAGCGGAAGCTATGCTTGCAGAAGAAGGTTCAGCAATGGTAAACGGAACCTCCACATAAGCAATAGCTTCGTCGTCAGCATTATTCAGAGCAACCTTAACAGTATATGTACCACCATTTTCGATAGCTATATTCGCATTGTTATGCTTATAGTCATCAGTTAAAGGCAATACCAAATACTTATAATCCTTAGCTTGAGCGGCAACCTTATTGTCAGCACCAAGCCAAATATAAGATTTATTATCTTTCAAATCATTGCCAACACTTACCAATGTTATAAGCTTAGTTTCAGTTCTACCTGTTTCGGCATCTTCATATACCCACTTGGTTTGACCTTTAACATTGTTATATTCCATACCTGTGGCTTCAACATTTACACTATTGATATCAGCGTTCCAAACTAAACGTTCAGCCTCACTCATAGAATCAAAGTACGGAGTAAAGTCAGCAATCAAATATTGTCCGTTATTTCCCCAAGTTGCCTTGTTATTAGAAATTGCAGTATGTGCAGTCACACCCATTTCTGTAAATGTTTCAGCTGGAGTTTCCGGAGTACCATAAGTTAACATAACCTTACAAGAACGAACTTTACCTATTGTATTCATATAATGAACAGAGAATGATACTGTACCATTAGCTTTATCATTGCTCTTAATTGTCAGACCATCAAATGAAATACCATATTTTACAGAGTCAGCTTTTGCCTGAGTAATTGCTTTCTTCTCAGTATCTGTCAATTCACGTCCTGAAATTTCAGAAGCATCATACATAGTAACAAATGCATCATACAAATATTCAGGCTGATCTACAGCCAAAGCAAAATCCTTGGCAGGAACCGCATTTGCTGATGTTTCAACCTGCGTAAAGCTACTATTCCAAGCACCAAATTTTATTTCTTTATTATCTACAACTTTATCCAGTGAGAATTTGAAGTCACCATCAAATGCAGAGCGTACGTTATCGTCTACAATCAGAGCTACGGCAACTTTACTTCCATTCTGTCTTGTTGCATAAGTTTCAGTATTGGCATCAGTAATATCTGTTGCTTCCACCGATACAGTATAAAGACCTGCGGGAGAAGTGGCTCTCGACGATGTTATGAGCCCTGTATATGCTTCAGCTTTACCAACCTTAATGGGAACAATCTGGTCCTTGGAATCAACAATTTTCAATTCTGCACCACTCAAGTCGTAATTAGCTGGAGTTACTTGTACCATCAATTGATTATTAGACTGAGTTACGATATATTCACCTTTAGCAGGTTTCGCTTTCGGTCCATTCCATGACGCCCAGCCTGCACCTTCTTTAGAAATAGCATAATTGAAAGATAATGTATTACCTTGTACAACAGTAATCTGTGCTAGTCCCTCATTTAAAGGAAGACGAAGTTTTTGTTCATTCTTTCCATCTTTGTCATAAACAACCAAGATAGCATAGTTTTGGTCATTTGGATCAATGTAATAGTAAGGTACATTTCCTGTCGTTTCAGCAGAAGCTTTGAACTCAACAAACTCAGTACCATTCCACAAGTACCATTTGCCATTTTCAAATTTAACTTCCTGTTGACCGGCTTCACCTTTTTCACCAACAGCTTTCACATCAGTCTTTTCACCATTGCATACCCAGTAACCATCCTCAGAGATAGTCCATTCTGTTCCGGCTGCACCAGCAGCACCGTCCTGGCCATTCTTACCATTAGTAATGTTGAAAGTCTGGCCATCAGACATAGTGATAGTCAGTCCTTCAGCAGAAGGGGTAACATTGGTAATCCACTTACCTTCATTGATTTTGCTTTCCAGAGCTGCGATCTGTGATTTCACACCATCAATCTGACCTTGCAGATTGTCGATGTCATCATCGTAGTCTTTACAAGACACAAATGTTCCTGTTGACGAAACCATCAAAGCTCCGAACAGGACTGCACTTAAAAATTTTTTGTTCATAAATAAAGATTTAAATTTATAAATTTAAAAAACTAAAAATTGGTTATACATATTGTTATTTAAAAGGACTTAATCATTTTGTTTGAATTTCGCCATATACTTCATCGGTGTCATTCCAACCACTTTTTTGAAGGCTACATAAAAAGGGCTTTTCGAAGCGAAACCACATTGAGCGGGCATTTCCTCCAGACTGCAAGATTCCGCACGCAACAACTCCTTCGCATATTCTATCCTGTAGCTGTTCACAAGTTCCTTGAGATTACAATCAAAGTATCTGTTCACCACATTGGAGAGATAGGTCTGGTTCGTTTCAATCATCGCACTCAGTTTTTTCAAGGACAGTTTTGAATCCAGGAACACCTTTCTTATTTCCAGCTGGTAGAGAAGATTCTTGTAGATCTCACAGTCTATCTCACGGCCGTCCTTCCTCTTTTGAGCAACTTCCTTCTCCCACTGCCTTCCAGCAACCTTGAAGAGAAGAATCTTTTGTCTTGGAGAAGCGACAGTGACCTCCTTGCGTCTTAGAAACAGATATTCCATAGGATCTTTTTCTTTTCTTGTTTTTTAATAGGACAAATCTTATTTCGGTGCAAATATACATACTTTATCGAAACTTTGTGCATTTTTCCTATAAAAAAATATAGAATCTCGTAAAATAATTGTTCTGGAGGTTATTTTCAGGCTGTTATGTCAAGCTGAGTTAAATCGAATATACCTTATTTAATACGAATCCGCATTTCATTAGCGGACGACAAGCAGATAAATTTAATGAGTTACATTCCTGTAAAAACAAAAAGATCCACCAGCCGTTTAAAGACTGATGGATGATATTAACAACAATAATAAAAATCTCCGCCGCCACTTCACAGTCTGACGGATTAAATAGAAAAAGAAAAAAATCTCTACAAGTACCCACAAAGATAATGCCATTTAATTGAAATAAAATATATACCGATAAAAAATAAAGGGAAGCACTATGCACTACGCACAATACTTCCCATGAACATATATGAAAATAAAAAGGAGCAGATACTAATATACCAACTTCACCACCCTCTCATAATCCGCATCCACCAACATTCCCCTGATCCGGACAGCACTAGGTTTCCTTGCCGATCCTTGATTTATCGGGGAGAACAATGGAAGTTGTGGCGTTATAAATATGTTCTTCCCCGGATATTCCACAATTATATCATCAAATTCTTAACCGGCTATTCTCTACGCTGCTATAATCCTGCCTCCCCATTGTAGAGCCATCGCATCTGCTATCCCGGGAAAGGTCTTACTCCTCAGTTTTCTTCTTTCTTCAGGCGATACACCCGAGAAGAATATGTCAGTGAACCACTTAGGGGATTTGTTACCACTCTTTGCTATATAAACCTCACCTTTCCCGACTATATTTGTAGGTATCAGGAGAGGTAAGTTTTTCAGCCATAGACAGGTCTTTTTACTAGCTTCATGACCGAACATCCAAGGCTCTATTATCTGGTCGGGTTTTCTCCATCGGCTGCTCATGATACCTACCGGATTTTCTATAGCTAATTTATCTACTCCAACCCTTGAAACATCCATGAAGAACTGAACTGCCTCTTCACGGTCTTTGGCTCTGTCGGGGAACTTGGGATGTGGTCTTCTCTGTTCTATAGGAAGGTTCTTATCGTCGGGGTGATAATACCACTTTGCCCCCGAAACAGCAAGAAAAGTACAAGGTGGATGGGCTATAACCAAATCCCAACAACTATCAAGGAAATGTTTAGTACCATTCTCTAAAGTTCCACCACGATTGGCTATTACATCAAACATATCCCCCTTGAAGTGATACTCGGGATGTCCACCGCTGCATTCCTGAAGATCACAACTATAGGCGTTATGGCCCAGTTTTCTGAAAGCCAGACATACGGCCTGACTCTCTTCACATGCTATCAGAACATTCATAAGGATTAAAAGATTATCTGCATTAAGATCCGATCAGAATAGCATCTCAGGCCGATATGTTCCACCAGCTGCCCCGTCTCTTCAAACAACTGGAATTTATAGAACCTGATGAAGCTTGTGATTTCGGAATAGAAATTCTTTCCGGCAAAACTCAAGGGATAAATCATCGGGTATCCTCCGACTTGTTGTGGCTGGAAGGCTCCTATTCCCACCCCGGTTATCAAGGCCATATCCGAATCGTAGATAATTGGTTTATTGGGATCATAGTCGAAGTCTCTGACAAAGAACATTCTAACCTCCTTCTCGCTGATTTCCTTGATCCTGAACTGTGCCATTCCAGAAGTATATTCGTCTAATGATTCTTGTACTCGTAATTCAATCTCCTCAGCGCTCATATTTGTATTGAGCACTTCTCCGTTTGCTATAAAATAGTTTTTCATAATGTTGTAGGTTTAGTTTTTTGTGATGTGATTGTTAGTGTGATATTCCAATCCTTTTTAAGATAAGATTGCAACCCTCTATAGGCATCAATTCTATGCCTATCCCTCGGGATGACTGATAAAGCCTCTTGAAGTGTAAGAGTAATACAGAGTCCGATTTTAAAAGCGTCTCCATATTTGCTCCGGAGTAATGCTACGTCTTTTCTGTATTTCTCAGGGATAGGTCTGTTGCTGTCTTTTGTCACGATAACACTTGGCCCAGCATTTTCCAAGCGATTAGAAACAGAAACTTTTTCAGCTCCTAATATCCTACTTATAAAATCGATAAACATTAAATGCGATTTATATTTCAGGAGTAAGGATTTGAGCTGGTGAGAATAGCGTTTTAGCGATTTGGAAAGGAAGAAAGAATAAAAGAAAAGTGTCCTCAAATCAGATTTATAACCATGAATATCAGACACTCTTCTTATGAGTATTGTTTCTTCATTGATAAGGCTTTCAGTGCTTTTTACAGAAAGGATTATATGACGCTGACATAATACTTAAAACAACTAAAAGGTCAGATCCCGTTATTTTCCATACCCTTTTCTTCATCAACCGGCATCCTGAGATAATCATCAATAACTTTCCCAAGCCTTTCTCTTTTACCATACCTATTATATATAAGGTGACAGAGCTAAAGAAAGACTTGATTACCACCATTTCCCGATCAATGAAGCCAAACATATAATTGCTTTTTCATGGGAACTATTATATCTTTGTCATGAAAAAACAAAACCAAAACATATTACAATGGCAACAACTAAAAAGGCTACAACTAAGAAGGCAACCACAAAATCACCTGTAGAAATCATTACTCCTGATATTGTTGGAACCTGTGCGGATAAGATTTGGAACACACTTAACGGATCAGAGAAAGCATTGACTGAAAAAGAGTTATTGAGCCTGACTAAACTTTCCGGACAATCATTATATCTCGGATTAGGATGGTTGGCACGTGAGGGAAAACTGGAATCTGATGGTAAGGAATTTAAACTGGTATAAAAGAAGCGACAGAAAATAAGTGGCTCATTGGGGTAAAAACAACTTCTAAACCACTTCAAACTCTCACCGTAAACCAATGACATCCTAGTTACCTAAAAGACAAGCAGAATTGCTATTCTTATATGAAGAGGACTGAATTTTTGATAGTTTTATAAATAGGATATTGACCGGCCACTATATTATTGAATATATCAAGCCTTGAAATAAAATTGGCATAAGCGGAAAAAGACTAAGCTCCATAATACAGGTTGATCTTTCTTTTCCCCACTTCCTCAATATCAAGTTCTATGTTCTGTTCCCCAAGACAAGATATTATATAAACCGTCCCTTCAGCAATCTCCTTGTCCATCTCTATCACAACACCTTCACCGACAGATACCCTACACATACCTCCGAAAGAAGCAATCCTTTCAAGAACAACCTCGGGAAAAACTCTGTTCTGAATTCTTCCGGCTATCAACAATGAATTTCCGACAACCCTGTCAGAAACTATTATACTGTCAGCCCTCATCCTGAAAGCCGACATCAATTCATTCATATCTCCGACTGTAACCATAACGGGGACAAAGATAGTGATTTTTATGTTAACGGGGAGATGGATAAGGTCTTCTGTTATTGTTCAACCTGCAAAGCTTCGTATCCATTCCGGAGTTTGGGAATTATAACATTAGGATTGGTTCATTATCTTTCTTCTTCCCGTCCTCAAGAGAGAGAAGGGGGGAAAGGGGAAAGCGGAACCTCTAAAACCTATTTTTTTATTAATTTTGGAATGGATGAAATTGAAAAAAGTTATAAAAAATAGGCTTTTCCACCCCCTTTTCCCCCATTTCCCCTCCTTTTCCCTTTTCTCTTTGAGGCAGGGAAAGCAGAAACAAAAAAAGAGAACCAAGCATTACCTCAGTTCTCCTTTTTATCTTATTCATCCACTACAGTAAACTCGTGGAAAGAATACCGGACATCCTCATCATCCAGCTCCTCCATATATTCATCCAAAGCTTCTTCTATAGCATTCTTATCAGGTTCCACTTTTTCCCCGATTATCCCTGAAACATGGTCGGCTGCTTCTTCGATGGTTGTAAAATACTCCGAATCATCAACGTAAGAATCCAGGTAATATCTCTCTGGAAAATACTCACCGTTTGCATCATTGGTATAATACACACCACATCCGGGTTCTTCTTCACGATAATACACTTTGATTGACGGGAATTTCTCTTCTATGATTTTTCTAACTCCTTCCTGTTCACACCAAGCGGTATTCTGACAGATAGTGAGTATATTGCCATTCAATTCATAATAAGTAATCTCACCACGGCACCTGTATTTTTCCCAATTCCCACCAAGTTTGACCACAAGATTCCCCAGCCACCACTTGCCAAAGCCATTTTTCTCAATGCTGGTCTTACGTCTATCAATATACTTCAAGATCTTATACAACGACTTTACTTCCTTCAAGTCACCGACACATTTATAAGTACAGTCACACCAGTTAGGCATTCTCTACCTCCTTCCCGTTTTCATATCTGTAAATGGATAGATTTTCTGTAACCATCCACTGGCAATTATTAAGTCTGAATCCGTATTTCTCCTCGATGGTTGAAAGAAAACCCTCAAAGTCCTCGTATTCCTCTGATTCTCTTAATTCTTCATCTGTCAGCTTTATGATATTCAAACAGCCGACACAAAAGTCTAAAATTAAAACATACCTTGGTTCCATAATTCGATTTCATTTTAAGTTATACCTTTTGATTAATTTATATACAGTCGATTTTGAGAAACTACATCCCTGAGAAGTAACGAAACCTTCCTTGTTCAAAGTGTCCGCCATGCTTTTCAGGGTATATTCTTCCTTGATTAATGTTCGAAGCATCGCAACGGCTCTTTTGTTATTAGGGTTGTTGTCAGCTTTCTCCTTACAACTTCTGATACTGTTCCGGATAGCTTGTTTATGCTTATCCATCAAGTGCTCAGGATTACCCAGTTTATATCCTCTCGCTTTCTTGGCTTGTAATGCAGATTTGGTTCTTACCGCTATCAGTTCCGCTTCGTATTGGGATATTGCGGATAAGATATGAAGTACCATTTTATTTGCTTGTGGGAAATCACAGAAAACAATCTCCACATCACTCTCTAAAAGGTTTGACAGGAAGGAAACATTTCTCGCCAGCCTGTCCAGCTTGGCTACGATAAGTGTCGCGCCTTCTTTTCTGCAAAGGCTCAACGCTTCTTTCAGTTTGGGTCTCTCTTTTTTACGGCCGGATTCTATTTCTATATATTCAGCAACTGGAACTTTGTCTTGAAGGTGTTTATGTATTATCTCCCTCTGTGCCTCAAGTCCCAGTCCTGAATATCCTTGTTTTTGTGTACTTACCCGTAGATAAGCCACATATTGGGTTTCATTCTTCATTGTTATTCGTTTTTTAACAATAGTTCCACTGCTTAGATGGACGTCTAATCTATGGAACCATTTACATTAATACATAAAAAAAGGCTTTCCATGAGATTTCGAGTTCTTATAAATTCTACTCTCCCACAGAAAGCCAGTTATCACATTTCCCGATTCCTCAGAGAACCGCTAATACTTGAAAATATTAGTATGTATCAGAAACCCTCTTTTCATAATCGTCCGTTTTCTCCACAAGTTCATCCACCACAGAAACAAGCATGTCAAAGTAGATGCCCTCTCTTTTATCCCTGATTTCTCCATCCTCACCAATCAGACAGACTTCAAACAGGTCAGCACCCTCATTCAATACAATCTGGACCTTTCCGGTATGTTTGAATCCGTTGACCTTGAATTCAAGACCACATGTTATTACTTTCATTGTTTCAATCTCAACTCCCCAAGACATAAGGACAGGGAGATTGGATTTCAGGATTGACCAGATATATCCGGCCAGTTCCAAATCGTAGTTCTTATCTCTTTCCATGATTCTTTGTTTTTTCATTCATATCCTCTTCATCCTCAACCCAGAACATCCGATAATCTTCATATATCTTTCTGTAATCCTCCAATCCGAAGGGTGGAAAATTGGTGGAATACATGTCATAAAGGTCTTCGGGAGTTAAAGTCGGGTCATGGTTCAGCATATCATAAACCTCATCCTCAAACTCATAGGGACTGAAATATGAATCACTTTGTGTATGGGGATAAGTGTCTGTACAGTCCTCTATGATATGTTCTATAAACCTCAGGCATTTCAGCAGGTCTTTCTTTACCGTTATCTCTTCATCGGTGTGGGCATTGTAGTAACCACATGAGACGTTGATGCAGGAGACCCCAAGCCCTTTCTCTTTCAAGGTCAGAATATCGGTCATCAAGCCGTTCTCCTCCATGTAACCCCATTTTTCAGGTTCTATCGCTTCAATGAACCCTTCGGAACACAACTCGGAATAACCTATGTTTGTAATAAGGTCTGAATTGCCTTTACGGTCAGGCTGGATAACGAATCTCACATCATCGAAGAAAGACATCACCGCCTCAGAACTTCCCTTGCAGCCTGTTTCTTCCTCTCTAAAAAAGACTACTTTCATAGAATTATATTTCTTCAGGCATTCAAGACAGATGAACACTCCATTTTTATCATCGGCTCCCAAATTCTCAAACCTCCTGTTCTTTGGCGAATAACCGAATATGACTTCCCTTGTCTCCACCGCCTTGAAATCCTTTGAATGCTTGCAGTGTGAAACCTGGTCGATATGGCTCACTAAGCAAGAATAAACTTCCGCTTTACCCTTGACTACATACAGGTTCCCGAACTTATCCTTTGACACGGATATATTTCCGGGAAGCTGTCTTATATAGGAACAGAGGAACTTTACCATCTTCTGTTCCTTCCCACTCGGGCTGTAGATACTATACAGCCGCTTCAATAATTGTATATTCATGATTTATCTCTTTTTTAAGTTTATAGCCGTATGGAAGGTTGGTACTTGGATTTATCCTGTCGAACACCTCATTGTCAAACTCCCATGCTTCCTCATTTCTCAATAACCGGCATAATGTATCCGTACCGATGCTTTTATTCTCATAGATACCTTCCGGTTCATTCCAGATATTGATCCGGGTAATGTCGGTGTAATCCTCATACCATTCATCATCATATTCGGAGTAATGCCAGTTCTTCCGCTTGAACTCATTCTCCGCTTTCTCCATACATTCCTTGCAGCAATAATATTCCTCCGTCACTTCCGAACACATGGCATCATCCAACAGGATATATGTTCCACATTCATCACAGCAGACACAATCGTTTTCATGGTGGTATTCCTGTGTTGATTCTATCCATATAAAATCATCCAGGTTTTCAACGTCTACCCGGATCTCCCTTCCGTTCCGATAGCAGAGTCTTGTATCATCACAATAGTATTGGTGGTAATCATCCCATTCCCGATCATCGTCAGTATCATCCCCGTAAAGATTAAGGTCCGTTGTATCAAGGTTGTATGAGGTCCCGGAATTCTCGTAGTTATAGGCTTTATTCAGGTTATAATTGTACCATTTGAAAGAATCCTGATAAGAAAGCGTGTCTTCCAGTTCCAGATCACAGTCAATCTCAAACTTCCTGTCGGATAATGAGTTCCCATGAATATCTACAAATGCGTTAGCTTCATGGCAGGATGCACCCACGATTTTATAACCGTCTATGTAATCACCTTGAATGAGTTTGTCAATCAGTAACCGTTTCAATACATCATCGCCTCCTGAAGAGTATTGCCTTTCAAGCAGCCTCCATTTATTGCCATCCTGATCCGTAACGTCAGTAAATAGAATGGATCTTGCTACAACCAATCCTGTTTTGTCTGTTATGTAAGCCGCCTTGGCTTTTACCGAATCACGATAGAATGAGGTCCGGTCTTCGTCCACCATACATGAACCGAAATTACCCTTGCAACAGTCGCTGTCATAGATACTTCGGAAATCGTCATTGACATGCAATTCTATATCAGGAGTATAACCATAAGTATAAGTACACCATTGCTGAGTGAAAACATCTCCTGCAATCCAGTTTACTACACTGGGTGAGAGCAACTTTCCGATCTCTGTTTCAAGAATAAGCTCTCTCATGAACTTTCCGGCCCTCATCTTGAAGATCCGGTTACGCCCGACATTTATATAGCGGATTGAATTCTTGTCCAGATCCTCACATATACCTTTGGTTTCGTCAGTCTGATATCGGGAGGAATAATAAACCTTGCCTATCAGTTCTACTTTATAAGGCAGTTTTTCATCATCCTTTCCTGATCTGACAATGGCTTCAACCACTTTTTTCTCCAGGTCAGCCATATTATATATATGCAACAGGGTATAATCATCATGCTCCCTGCAATACCTGAGCAGTGCAGGATTCTTCAGATGGCCCAGCAGTATCCTGTTCTTTCTTACCACCGTACCGTTATCTCTTTTTTCAAGTCCGAAACAGGCCTTGAATCTTTCGTAACCATAAAAATTATAGTATAACATAATCTTCTGAATTTTAAATTGTCGGTAAATAAAAAAAGAAGAGATACTTCCTTTTAATCGGAAATATCCCTCCCCGGAATATTAGTCTTGGTATGTCTCAACCGTGTCAGATGAATGGTATCGTATCCTCTTCCAGAACTCCCGATTCCACTATCTTCTTACATATCTCATGGGAAGCCTTGTTCCTCAGGTCATATCCGTAACCTTCACTTCCCATTGTTTTAATCACTTCAACCATACTTCTGAATAAGGTCTGTTGCAGGGTCCTGTGGAATGTAGTCACCGCTGAAGCGAATCTTTTACCATTCCACCCATAATCGTTCAAGGCATGTTCAAGCTCTTTTGCAGCCTTGAATTCTCTGCTGTTTTCCAATTCATGTCTTTCCATTTCTTTGTTTATTGATTTTTAAAGGATTCAACAAAAAAGGGAGAAAGACTATATTTATCCTTCTCCCTTGTGAGTCAATTTATTTTTCAGGTCTAACTCAAAAACCATCCGTAATTCTCAGTATCTTCACCGTTTAAAGCTTTTTGGATACCAACCGCAAAATCAGTGCAGTTCTGATTTCTCTCCAGAAACTTGTCAATATAGGATTGTTTGGCGGCGTCATTGAGTAGCTGCATCAGATCCCAACAAGTGATATTCTCTCTGCCACACAATCCGAAATTTGGATTCTCTATATAACCTTTCGTAGCCGCATTGACATTGGAATCACCTAAAATCACCTTGGGCAATTCTTTAAGTTGTGAAGCGGGTAAAGCTTGATATAATCTGAGCCTACCAATTATCTGACAGAACTGTTCCTGTGAAATCCTCGTCCTTCCCAGGTTTTCAAGTAACCTGAGATTCTGTTCGGGATTAAAGTCTTGAAATAGTCTGAGTGCTGAACTATATATATCTGCATCACTCATTACTTCCAGTCGTCCGGTCAAACCATCATTGGTCAGCATTAGATTTGAACAAACTTTCACTCTCCATCCTATGAATATCTTGAATTTTTCGGGTGATTTTCGGTTGTATAGGTTTTCCTCATTCAGACTTCTTACACCTCCGATACATAAATGTACTTCTTCTCCGTTCATCATTCTGCTCATAGACCTGATATGAAAACAGAAAGCCATACGTTGATAATAGATAGTCTCGTCCTCAGGTTTAAGTTCCTCCTTCTTTTTGGTTAATGCTCCCGGAACCCTGCCCAGGATTTTATGTGAAACTCTGATCTCTGTGTTACCAAAGTTCTCACCCGTAAAATAGCTCCTTGCAGCCTCCTCGATCCGGTGTATGAATGTCTGGTGGCTGATTGTTAGTTGATTATCTCCAAAACTAGGTACAATGCAATTACTTTCCAGTTCTTCAAGTGTAATGCCCGAAGTGTTACTTTCAATAAAATTCGGATGCTCCTTCTGTTCCTCTTCAGATACGATTACAGCATCTTCGATATTAACTGCATCCATCATTCTTGTCATCATTCCGATTGTTCTTGGAATGACAGTAAGTTCATTAGTCATTGTTTCCATACTATTCTTATTTTTTAGTTGTTAATAATCCGGTAAACAAAAAGAAGTCGAAAAGTCCGTTATTTCTTCTTCAAACTCTTCAACTTCTTGATTCCTTTCAGTACCGAAGCTATCACCTCCAGCACCGTTATAACTACGTCCTGTGCCTTGTCATAATTCATTCATCGGACGTATTATCAGTTATTGTCGCCGCAGTATCCGTAGCGACTTTACCCGTGGCGGATTTTTTCTTTCCCAATCTTCCACCATACTTCTCGGCAAGCTCGATCAATACGGAGCCTGCCACGATGATCTCCGCTACATTTGCGGCGATCTTCAATGCTTTTACCAAATTTCCCATTTCTCTAATTTTCAATTGTTTGTTATTACGTTTCTATTCTCTTATATATTATTCTCACATATAAGGCTTTGAAGGATTCAAGAAAGGGGAAGAAAAAAAAGAAAAGCCGTCATCAAACCTCCTCGATCTGACTTGACTTTCCGATAGACTGCATACTTTGGGTAATCAAGACTAAAGCTGTGAAAACTACTCGTACCGTTGCTATCCCTCGAATTAAAGTTCTAACCATCATCTGAAATTAGATTTAACCCGGAAAATTACTTTTTATAACGCTTGAAGCTACGCACCTTATCTTAATGGTGCTGAATAATGCTCCAAGCTATTTTCTCATATATAAGGGTTTGGAAGGTTTCAGGAGGGAAAAAGTGGCTAGTCATGCCAGTGTTATCCGCCATCTATTCCTTACTAATCCTTTAGTTTTTAATGCACTTTCGATAGAACCAACATTAACATTCAAGGCTCTCTCAGCACTAGCCTTCGAATCGTACTTGTTTTGTGAATTATCAGATGTATCGGTTACAAATACTGGATGCCTAACTCTTGCAGCATTGATTCTTGCCATTCCTTCAGCAGAGATAGGATGCGGTTTGCCTTTCTTTGTTGCACTGCTTTTGGCTCTTGCTTCTGGAGACATAGCAATCCCTTTACGGGCTGAAGATAGTTTAGCTCTGTGTTCCAGTGACTTTTTCTTACCCTTTAGTCCATTGCTGACCGCCGCACGAAATTCTGGAGACCTTTTCTTTCCCTTTAGTAGCTCACTTAAATGTTTCTTTGTCTCCTCCGTATGATGAAAACCGTTAGCCTTGCGTGTAGCGTTTCTTCTAGCAATTTCTTCTGCACTTTTCTTTAAGCCTGCACTCCCTTCGCCTTTATTTGAGGAGTTGTAGCCTTTATTAATCGTATCAAGCTTCTGAATGTAATAGGACTCACGTTCATGTAATTTTTCTCTTAGCTTGTGCTTGTCTGTGTCGGTGTAGGTTTCAAGAACTGTATAGGAGAATAATTTTATATCCCATAAGGCTCTGGCTTCCATTACTTTCTTGCCGCCATAATTCGTTGTTTTAGGATTATTCCACTTCCTGTTTCTTTCTGCTGGATCTAAAGTGCAACCAACATATCCCCAATCATATTCTTCTCCTTGATTTTGGTTTTTGCGGAGATATACAATGCCTGTATATACTCCATTTCCATTTGCTGTAATCATAATATTTTATTTTTAATTTGCCTGTAAAAACCGTACAGGCATTCGGTCTAAAATCTGCTGGTGATGACTGTCCTTTGATGAAGAAGTCTTATAGGACAGTCTGAATCAATCACCTCATAGGTAAGAGTACTAGACCTTTGTGAGTGCGTTTTTCAACTTTTAAGATATGTAGAATAGTTTGGCTGCTTCAAAATACAGAGATTGACACACAAAGATTATCAGGAATTATCAGTAACTTTGCATCAAATGATAATCTATTTAAAATGGTGCAAGATTTAAATCGCATAAAGATTGTCCTAGTTGAGAAAAAGAAAACAGGCAAATGGCTAGCAGAAAAACTTGGTGTTTCTGCGTGTACGGTATCAAGATGGGCGAGTAATACTGCTCAACCAAATCTTAGTACCTTGAATGAAATAGCGAAACAGCTTGGAGTTGATGTAAAGGATTTAATCAATAGTACTGAGTAACATGAATGTATTCGATAAACAAGATGCTTTTCTAGCAAAAATGCTGGAGGATTATAATAATGGTTCTTTTAAGAATAGCTATGTTTTTAAGCCCTATATGGATTGGAAACAAGGAAAAGGTATGAACATTAATCAGGCACAAAGCTGGGAAATGCGTGATGAAGCACAATCACAGCTTGATGATTATTACAATTGCTATCCTCATGCTTATGAGAAGATGGATTCAATCATAAATAATGATCCGTGGCAAATGTATAAAGGCTATGGAAAGGATAAATATATGGTTTCTTACCTAGAAGCTATTGATAGTGAACTCACTAATATTCATAGCTTATTGTCTTAAAAATAACCCAGTATATACAAAAAACAAATAAAAGATGCCCAAAAATATAGCTTCATTGTTCTCTGGTTGTGGAGGTTTAGATTTAGGATTCTCTGGAGGTTTTGTGTTCCGCAATACAGTGTGTGAAAGATTAGATACAAATATAGTTTTTGCAAACGATTTCGACAGAGATGCATGGGCTTGTTATAATAATAATGAGCTCTTAACCAATGATGGAGTACACTCACGTCTTGGAGATATTCGAGAAATTCCTACTAATGAAATTCCAAATTTTGATATTCTGTTGGCAGGTTTTCCTTGTCAACCATTTTCAAATGCTGGTAATAGAAAAGGGGTACACGATGACAACGGAAGAGGAACTTTATTTGAAGAATGTGAACGTATTATTCGTGAAAAGATAGAAGTAGGTCATCGCCCAGAAGCCTTTCTATTTGAAAATGTCAGAGGTATTCTCTCCTCAAAAATGCAAGATGGAGTTACAACTGTGCCTGATGAGATTCATAAAAGAATGGAAAACCTAGGTTATCAAGTTTCTATGAAACTTGTTTGTTCTTCTGATTACGGAGTTCCACAAAGAAGATACCGTGTTCTAATTGTTGGTATTGATGCTACTCTTGGTGTTGGCGCATTCGATTTTGACAGATTGAAGGAAGTAATTCAAGAATACAACATACCTTCTGAACATTTTGGACAAGATGAAGAGCTCTTATTAGGTAGAATACTTCAAGGAGTTCAGGAACAAGAAGATAATGTTGTATGGGAATATAGTGCAACCACGCAACATACTGTCAATTTGATTGGCGGATGTGAACATGGAGCAGAAGCTATGAATCTGTTTTCAGATGGTTATACAAAAGATAGTCTCCCTCAATCAGTATTTACTGGTCGCTCGTGGAAAAACATTCCATACGAACTACTTTCACCTAGATTTAAAAAAATTGCTGATGACCCAAAGAAATATCATGCACCTAATTTCTTTAGAAGATTTGCATATGGTGAAATAAATGGAACTATTACTGCATCTGCTCAACCTGAAAATTGTGGAGTTACACATCCTGTAGAAAATAGAAGATATTCGGTTAGAGAATGTGCAAGAATACAATCTTTCCCAGATAACTTCTATTTTGGGAATATTCCATTGCAGTCTCGATATAAGGTTATTGGCAATGCAGTACCTCCAGTACTAGGTTGGGTTGTTGCCAAAGCATTGTTGAATCATCTAAATTAAAATAATCATGACTGAGAGTAAGGCTTATTTTTTGGGTATGCTTGTCGGTGGCGGTATTATCAATGATTCTAGTTTTAATGTTGTGTTACCATTTCGTAAATGGGGAACCCTTGCAACTAACATTAATGACATTGCCGCTGACGTTGTAACTCAAATTTCACGAATATGTTTTGAAACGTATGGCTTCCATTTACAATTCGAGATAGGTAATGGTAAATGGTTTTTATCCCCATTAGAATGTATAGACATCGCTCCAATCCGAGAAGATTTAAAAAATCTTGGTCTTCCAACTATAGGTACATTATTAAATAATGCGGATTTAAGTCTTGCAAAGAAAACTCTGTCTATAAACGAAGCAGAGAGCTTCATATCTGGGATATTCGACACAAGAGGGAGTTTAGCAAAATCTCATAGAAGATTCGCTGATGATGCACCAGTTGTTTCTTTAGAAATCCCTGGAAGTACTAAAAACTTTCAATTCGTTGTTCAGTTGTGCTCATGGCTTCATGAATTAGATACAACAACAGATCAAATTCTTTACAATCATCCTTGTCAACAATCACCGAGTGATCCATACTACAAAGGATGGAAAAAAGGATTTAAGATTCGTTTTCTTGCTAAATCATATATGGAAACAAACTCCTTTGCATTAAGAGCTAAAGCAAGAGATGTTAGTTCAATGTCAAGAAGACAAACTAGGGAAGAACAAATTCCATGTGAAAATCGACCAGTAAGTGCAAATACACTATGTATTCATTCGGATATTTTTTCAGAAGATTTACCAAAAGAAGTTAGAGGAAAATTGTTCTTGCACTATTCTCACATCTGTGCAGTAATTGGGTGTCCTTTTGCTCCTATAAAAAAACTACAAGAATTAGCAAGACAATACCGCTGTTTCATATCAGCTCTTCCTTTGTTGACTAAAGACAACAAGACTGAGATAACAAAAGTGTTCAATAATATAAAAGATGAATATTTATCCGAACACGAGTTGTCATATTCAACTCGGAGAATATCCAGTTTATGCAATTCAGAAAGATTGCAACCATACAAGAAGCTTAAAGAAGGTTTGGCTTATTTATTAAGTGAACAATTAAATGGTGTACGCCATGTTGGAAGTATGAACGATATATTAAACAGCAATATGGATGCTTCAGTTGAGGTTACAACAGTCTCAGTTACAGGTTTCCCTCTTATGATTGTAAACCCTGTTAATGAGAGGGCTATTTTGGTATCATCTGTAGGAACTAATTTCAATAACACACTATTAGATTCCCAATTAACTGTTGATGGTCTTGATATAATTGTTAATAATGAAAGAAATTGATTTTTATCCAGATATTGCAAGGAAGTTCAAACAAAATATTATATCTAAATATCCTAATTTAGATGTAGCATTCTCCTATAACAAGGAACTTCCCCAAATGGTAAATGAGGTAGAAAATACTTTAAGCTTTGAGTCCTGCTTCAAAGGAGCATTTGTTCCAAAACTAAAATTGGATATATTATTTGCGATTAGAAACCAACTCAATAATAAGAGTAAATTGATTCTGTTTGAAGTCAAATATGCAAAGGACTTATCTTTATCAAACTATTCTCAATTATTGGGATACTTACAGATTGCAAAGAAGATAGATACTGGAGTCCTTTTTCTTGTAAATAAAGGTGGAAGAAGCACCAATGGATTTTCTAATGATTTTACAGAAATAGTGCAAGCAAATGTTCTCCCTATGAACTGGTCTGTAACTGAATGTAATGATTGTACAGAACGACATTTTCAGACAGCTATCTGTCAATGGTATCAAGGTGGAAGATTAATGTGGACTGATGCTTCTTTATTAAGAGGACTTTCTTCAATAGATGAACTACTTTACGACCTTTTATAAGAATCACTATGCAAGATAACAAAGCGATAGTACCTCCAAATTTCTATAAGCCTTCAGAGCTTATGGGAATCTTCAAGAATTTCTTTTCTCACAAAGAAATCAATGCCTCTGTACTGTGTCTGCAAGGAATCTATTTCAAGTCAGACAAGGTTTATGGAAATGCTGCATGGGATCAACTGCGTGACGAGAATACATCCGAGAGCTTGACCGTTATCGTTCCTGTATCTCTGCGTAATGACCTACAGAATGGAAACCTTATCAGTGTTTACGGTACACTTGACAGAAGAGTGCAGAATAATGGTTCTATCCAATTCTTGCTTAACGTCAGTCGTATAGACAAGGTAAAGGATATAGCAGTTTCTGAGGATGAGGTGAAACGTGCTGAATGCCGTAGAAGGAAAGGTGAACTGGGTTATAAGAATGTCGATAGCATACTGGAAAACAAGCTATTTGTCAATCAACGCCCTAAAGTAGCTCTCATCTATGCCGATACTTCCATAACCAACTCTGATTTTGAGAAGGGATTGGCAGCAGCGAAGAGCAGTATAGATTTTGTGGAGAGCAGAATCAGCTTTGCCAATTCCCAAGCTCTGTGTACGCTGCTGAAATCGTTAGACAGTCAGGATTATGACCTTATCGCCATTATCAGAGGTGGTGGCAGTGGAATTGAAAAGCTTGATGACATTGCCGTTGTCGAGACGCTGACCAATCTGACAACAGCATGGATCTATGGGGTTGGGCATGAGAAAGAAAACCTTTTCATACGAAACATAGCAGACAAGGTTATCCCTATTCCATTTGCACTTGGTACATACTTCCGTGATACCGTTGAAAATGTTATCCAGAAACGTAACAATTCTCGTGCAGTACTGGTTCAAGAAGTAAAGAAGCAATACGAGAAACAGATTGAGGATTCCAACAAGAAGAATCAAGAACTGACCAAACAACTCGAAAGCCTTCAGAAGCAAAACAAGGAACAGGCTGAAACATCCCAAAAGCAAATCGCCGCTCTCACCAAAGCTCATGAGGAAAGCCAGAAGCAGATGAAGAATCAGGCTGAACAATTCCAAAAAGCTACAGAGGAGGCACAGAAACAGGCTAAGTCACAATCTGAGGCTGCTGAAAAGGTAAACAAGGAACTGCAAGAACGATTAGAGAAGCAGGGTAAGGTTCTTGCAGACATGACTGAACAGCAGAAGAAGCAACAAGGAGATTTCAACAAAAGTCTCAGCCAAATGCAAGAAACGAATAAAGGACTTCAGGCATCCGTGACAAAGATGACAAATGAGTTGATGACCGCACGGCAAAAAATCTCTGAATTGGAAAGCCAAAAGCCATCTACTACTGGTTATATTGTAGCCATTGTTATATTGGTTATACTGGTATTAATAGGATTTATGAAATAAAAAGTAAATTGTAAGATATATGGCATTAAATAGTAAAATTATCATCACGCTTCAACAACTGAAGGGTATTGGAACCAAGACTATTCTAAAAATAGCAAATACAGTAAATCAAAAGATTGAAACCTACGGAGATCTTTGTGATTTCTGGCTTAAACAGTCTGGTAAACTGTATGAAAAGCATAGTGCTGAGGATTTAAGTGATGCTTATAAAAAAGCAGAGCGTCTCATTGAAGCAAGTAAGAAGGAAGGTATTGGAGTATTATCTTACTTTGAACCAGAATTTCCAACCATATTAAAGAATTGTATCAACGAGGACGGTAAAGAAGATCCAGTAATTCTTCTCTATTATAGAGGAAATTTGAAGGCTCTCGAAAAACCTGGCATTGCAATAATTGGTACAAGAGAGCCTACAGCGAATGGTATCAAAGCAGGAGAATATTTTGCCAGCGAGTTTGCCAAAGAAAACTTCAATATAGTTTCAGGATTAGCAATTGGCTGTGATACAACAGGACATCGAGGTGCATTAAATGTAGGAGGAACAACTACAGCATTTTTAGCTAACGGACTGGACTGGAACTCTATTTATCCCAAGGAAAATATGGAACTTGCCAAAGAAATCGTATCTAAGGGAGGTTTACTTCTTTCTGAATACCCAATTGGTCAGATGTGTAATAGATATGCACTAGTCGCTCGTGATAGACTACAATCTGCACTCTCGTACGCAACGATTGCTATTCAAACAGGCATAAAGGGAGGAACCATGCACGCAGTTAATACTACACTAGTTACACACAAGCCACTTTTTATGGTTGATTATAAAACCGAAGAAGATAGAAAGAACGAAAAAGTGCAGGGGAACATTCAGTTGATAGCACAAGGTAAAGCTCTTCCTCTTAGATCTGACAACATAAAAGATGCTATAAATAAAATTGACGTGTTTAGAGATAGACTGAATAGTCGCCCTAAGGATTTGAGTTTATTTTAAATTACTAACTACTAATCAATATGAAAAACATTATTTTTGACCTTGATTTAACTCTAGTTGATACAACTATATGCGAACCATCTAGACATGAAAGAAATTGGCAACAGGCTTATGCGTTGATTCCAAAATGCACATTATACGAAGGTATTGATGAGGTTTTTGCCATCATCCGTAAATTCGGTATTAAATCCTGTATTGTCAGTACTAGTCCACGTCCTTATGTAGAAAGGTTAGTAGCACAGTTCAATATACCTGTAAAATGGATTGTTAGCTACCATGATGCAAAACCTATAAAGCCCCATCCAGCCTCGATGTTAAAAGCATTGGAGCTTATGCAGTGTTCAGCCAAAGAAACAATATCTTTTGGTGATAGAGTGATAGACATTCAAGCTTCTAATGCTGCTGGTATAGAAAGCGTTGCCTGTTTTTGGGGAACGAAAGAAAAAAGAGAGCTATTGCATTCTGGTTATTCCCATGCCATTGTGAAGCCAGAAGAAATAATAACATTGATTAGATAATTTTTTAACTGATAGTATTATGAAAACAATTTGTGGCTGGATTGGTTGGATCATTGGAATGTTCTTAGGGTTTTCCGTTTGTAATTCTGTACCATTCTTAGGTTTCTTATTTATAATTGGAGGTATTCCTCTAGGTCGTTATATTGGTGGTCAAATAGAAGAAAGCAGAGAACAAGAACGCAGACGGCAAGAAGAGTATGCTAGACAAAAACAACAGGAAGAGTATGCTAGACAAAGACTCGCCCAACAGCGATCTGAAGCTCAAGCATTAGCTAGAAAATACCCTGAAGCTACAAAACATTATTTCAAACAGCACTGGGGTATAGTTAAATCACATATCTTTGACTATGATATAACGGATGACAAAATAGAAACATTGCTTAGTCATAAATGGTCTTATGAAAGAGACGAGCAAACTTTCAATGAGCAGTATAAAGCAAAAATTGAAGCAGAACGTCAAGAACAGCTCAGAAGAGAAGCTCAAAGAAGAGAGGTCGAAAGACAAGCTTTGTTAGCGAAACAACGTGCCGAAGAACAAGCAAAAAGATCATTGCCTGAAAAAGTATCTAATTGGAATGTTCTTTATGGAACATTGCACTATAACTATCTTCTCAACTATTATCCAACAACTTGTGACTTTGAAGCTACGCAAGATGAGTGGGATGATCGTTGGACTGTGTGGAACTTTAAAAATACACCGGGGAAAACATCTGAAACAGCCCACTCAGCAGTGTTAGACAAAATCATACCACAAATAAAATATAAATTAATCAATACGTTTGGGAAAGATTCACTACACCATCTAACTCTTGTGTGCATTCCTGCTTCATCTACAACCAAGACTGAAAGACGTTACAAAGAATTTTCAAGTCGTATATGCAATGAAACTGGTATGATAAATGCTTACGATAAAATACAGGTCATCTTTTCTAGTGATGAAAAGAAATTCGGTGGAAGCGGAATCTTAACAGACAATGTTTCGTTTGACAGTAACTTCTTTAGAGGAAAATACGTCTTACTTTTTGATGATATTATAACTAAAGGTGAATCCATGCTTAGATTTAAAAGAAAAATGGAAGAGTTAGGAGCTATTGTCGTTGGTGGATTATCGATAGGAAAGACGAAACATGAACGATACTAGTGATTTAGTTGCCTATTAAACAAAACTCAAATCAAAAAATTAATAAGCAAATTTTTTATACAATGAAATCACCATATGCGATAATAACAATAATTGTTGGACTGATAGTTGCGTTTATGATAATGGGTCAGATGCCAATTATCGGTATTTTATGTCTCCTTATTAGTGTTATGCTTAGACTATATGCTGGGTATAAATCTAACAATGTGATAGATAATAGTACAAAAGATCAAGATAACATAGAAAATTCAGATAACATAAAAGATCCAGTATATAATGAATAACCTGAATACAAGATATGATGATATTCAAGAACAAAAAGCTATAGAAGTTATTCGTTATTTGAAATCATCCGGCACTTCAATAGAGTTAATTATGGGAGCAACTGGATTGACCAAAGAAGAGATTGAAAAGTTATAAAACAAACTTTTCTATATAATACAGTTTAGGAGGAACATACATTTCGTATAGTTCCTCTTTTTTGTATGATTGGCTATTTATATAAAGTTCAAAAATACTAATCCACCACCTAATAGTTAATTAGTGTTGTAGCAATGGTAGGTGGCGGCACCAATCCCCAACCGGGAGAAATCAGTCTGGCTCACAACGGTTTGCTCTTTCTAGACGAACAACAGAATAAACACTTTAACCATTCGTATAAACTGATTATCAATCATTTATGAAAAATGTTAAATAATGCAACCTTTTGCATATTTGGAAACTTACAGCCGTGAAAAGTAGGGTAGGCTGGGGTTTAACCGACTGTCAGCTTAAAATATTACCCTATTCCCCTTATCCGAAACTACTTGAATACCTATCTTATCAAATACTTCATCTATGTTATTCATTAGCTGTTCATCAGTAGTAACAGCACTAGCTTCTTCTCTCTGTAGCCTTATCTGTTCATTTACCAACTCTAGCAGTATATCCATAGCATAGTACATATCATTACATATATCTTCTAGTAATGTATCTGCCATTAACCCATTAACTATACTATATTCCTTATCCTTATAACCTACAATACTAGTAGGCTCTCCATTAGTCAAAGGTGTAATATAATAGAAGTTCAATCGTTTGCTAGTAGGATGAATCCACTTACAGCCTTCCCTGTATATATCCCTAATACCTAAATACTTCTCATCTAATAATTCCAATAGATAGTTAGTAGTTAGTGCATTGCCTTTTACTTTCAACTGGTTTAAAGCTCCACCCTTATCAAAGTGGTTATAGAAAGACGTCTGGTTCTTTACTAACTGACTAGCAAAGACTGTCATACAATTATCTATCTGCATCCTTATTTGCTGAATAGCACATAGATAATTCTTAGACTGGCATAGTGTTATAAATCCATCATAGATAGTATTAGCTATAACTAAAGTACCTAATGTAAAATGGCTTCTTCTAATGCTGTCTAATGATACCTTATAGGCTGGATTATCTATACCTTCGATAGCATCCACTATCTTTCTTCCAAACTTCTTATACTCCATACATCTTAAAATAAAAAAGGCTAGCCGAAGCTAGCCCCATTGTTTGAAGTCCTTCCAGTTACTGACCTATCAACTCCTTCAAGGCTGCTTTATCATCCTCTGTAAGAGATTGAATGTAGCGATAAGCTTTAGCCCTTCTCATTTCAGACTTCAAATTGTCGTCTGGAATCTCCAGTACAGCTTTAAGATTGGCTATGTATAGTTCATATCTTGCGATATAACCTTTACATTTAGCCTTAACCTGTTCTACTGTGTCACTGTCTGTAATATACAAACCAACACCAAAAGCCTTACCTAATTCCTTGCGGTCAGTTGATACCAATACTGAAAGAACATTCACTTGTGATTCTTGATTCTGTGTCATAATATAAAAAGTTTAAATTATGCCAATACACTATTATACTGGCTATTCAGACAAATAGTGCTATCAGAATCACGATGCAAATGTACTACAAAGTAACCACATAAACAAATAGCCTGCAATCTACCACCAGACTACAGGCTAAATTTATTTACTTTCTAAATATCATCCGATAATGATAATCTACCCCAAACAAGGCACCAGCAAAGGTACAAGTTTCACCAAAGGCAATAAGTACGCTGCTGTCTATTATTCCTAATGGTGCTACACAGAACCCTCCAATTAATAAACCACAGCCTACTATTACTAATACTGCTGCCGATATTAATTGTAAGTTTAGCTTATCTTCTTTTGTCATTCTGCTGATTGTTTAACTTTAATTTCTTGAATGGATGTATCTACTAATGCTATTACATCAGCCTTATTAGCTGCTGGAAGGTTATAGTTATAATTAACTAATCCCCCATCCAGTTCACAGTAGTTAGCATCACCGATATAGTTCATATCTTCAATAAGGTAGATACTAACATTATAGTTCATCTTTCCATTCATATCAATATTGAATGTACCTTCTAACTTCATTGTTCCATTATCTGTTACTACATTGTAATTTGTGTGCTGCATTTCGATAGTTGTAGCCATAGTTTTAAAATTTAAATGTGTTATTAATTAATCTGTGGTAAAGATGGGCCTGGCATTGACATAAGTGCCTGTATAGACCTCTGTAGCTGGTTATCAAACCATAAACATAGCCAACAAATAGAAGATGTGCTATTATTATAAAGTGAACCAGTATATATCTGTGAAGTTGTTTCATCATTAACTGTAAGTGATTTAGGTAGACCAGTAGCAGTATCAATTTGATTGATACCTTTGTTATCCTTACATAGCTTAACTGAAATATTACTAATTGTACCACCTCTATAAGTAGAACCTACTGCACTAAATTGTAGTTCCCAATCATAGTACTTAGTATTACTTTCTCTTTGCTGTGCCTTAAAGATAATTTGCACCTTCTGACTTCCTGCTACTACATCTGCCTTAACTTGTATAGATGCCACTGGCATAGGTAAGGCTAAGAATCTATCATTAGCATTACCTGTATATGGTGAAGTAGGTGTATTAACGGCATTAGTTAAAAACTCATATACTTGTACTGTCTTACCTGCAAACTGTTGCATCTGTGTAGTCCACCAGTACAACTTCTCACTATACCAATAAGATTTAGAACCATCTGTTACTAAAGCACCTCTATGAAGGTTCAACTTACTTCCATCAGTACCATATACTGTATATATATCATCTTTAGTAAGATAAGTTAAACTAGAAGTATCACCCCCTGGTGTACTGGATTCTATACCTGCTAGTGGTTTTTCATAAGAAGCGTGATTACTAGAAGTTACACCGCCTATATTTTGTACAGCACCATCTTTATAAGTAGCATACAAAGGCATAGCTGCACTATGTTCATAATTTCTAAAGTCACCCAATCTATAAGGGCTATTAGAACCGCCAGTAGGGTTATTGTATGTGTAGCCTTTATTTCCATTAGCCTTAATAGCACTTACTAATGAAGTAGGGTTATTTGCTTGCACTATCTCAATCCCATAGTTTCTATTCTTTAATTCTCCTAAAGTCATTGTAGATACAGTACTATGTATAGGCTTCCATTTACTCCACGGATTCACATTACTACTAGTACATAATCCACCTACATTTCTATTTGATATGCCTAATGTGTTTCCGACTAAACTTGTTGTTATACCCGAACTTGCTAAAGCCATATTATTTAGTTTTTATATTCTTTAATTCGTCTATCTCTCTTTTAAGGTCTATAATCTGTGCTTGTAATACTGCTACATACTGTGCATAATTGACAGATAGATATTTATCTTCTGTATTATCTTCTATAACCAGTTCTGGATATACTTCCCTTACTTCTTGTGCTATGAATCCTATACTATCCTTACCATCCTTCTTATATGTAACAGGTTTAATGTAACCCCTATTCTCTAATGGCTGAATGTCTGTTTTAAGCCTAATATCAGAATAAGCAGTCACTTCACCTGTAGCTGTAAGTGTATCGACTTTAATGTTAGTTGGTAATTTCAAATAAGCATTATCACCACCGTTTACACTAACTGCCGAACTGGTATTAGTAGCTGTAGCATCTTGGATATAAATACTTCTAGTAGTACCCCAATTTGCCGTAGTAATGTTAGCAGTACCATTAAATGAAGTACCGTTAATAGTTCTGGCTGTTTGTAGCTTTGTAGCACTACCAGCATTACCACTGATACTATCACTACTAGTAATGAATCCTGCACCATTGGTTAACTGATTAGTGTTGTTTGGTATAGCTACACTGACTGCTGCACTACCATTAAATGACTTGGATTGATAGCCTGTAAAGGTTAATGTATTAGTAACCTTATTAGCTGCTGCTACTGTATCAGAAATATATGCCACATTTCTACTTATAGCAGCTGGTGCAGATGTAGCAGGTGCTACAGATTGACTACTAGTAGTATATGTAGATGTTCTCAAAGTAGGCGTTATAAATCTACTAACATAAAAGTTATATTTTGCCCCACCTCTAACATATACATATTCTGTAGAAGAATTTGTTAGTTGTCCCAATCCTCTTAAACAGCTAGATGTTCCAGCCCCCTCTTGATAAGCGTGTATAGTTCTTACTACTTGAGTCCAGCCCCATTGTGAACCATTAACTGTATAGTCCAGTATTAGAGCCATATTTTTATCACTTCTACTATTCCAAGTAGCATTAGCACTAGTATTGCCTTCAATTCTGATTCTTGTTTGTTGTGAGTTTCCAATAACCATAGTTACAGGATACCAAGTATTATTATTCAAACCAGAGGCATCTATTGTTACAAGTTTATAACTTTCAAAATCAGTATGGTTCATTCCATCTAACTTGTCTGAATTACTAGCGTATGGAACTGTAATATTATTAGTAGTGCCATTTTTTGTCCAAGTAAGGTAATTGCCATTAGTTCCTAAAGCAGATACATAACTGCTATTATGATTATGGCTACTAGCCGCTTTACCATTTAAGGCATCTTGTAAACCACTAACATTACTAATTGAATGACTATGCGAACTGGCTGCTGCACCTACACTAGCTGCTGTTATATTGAAACTCTTTGCAGCACTACCATCATAAGCACCCTGTGAAGTACCATTCAAGCTAATAGTAAGTGCATTAGGATTCTTTAAGGCAGAAGGTACTGTAGGATATGCTGGTAAGCTGATAGTGTTTCCACTTATATTATAGCTTGTTGAACCTACTTTAACTGTACTAGCGTAATTGTGAGTATGTGAACTAGGTGTAAATGTAGATGGTTTACTACCTATTTCATTCCAAGTATATGAAGGCTTATTAGCACCTATCCAGCTTGGCTTTCCTTCCAAGTCTGCCCAATTAGTAACGCCACCTTCACCCTTAGAATCAATCAATTCCCTTAGAATCCTACCTTGATTGGCTGAAAGTGCTGCATCTGTAGCTGTACTGGTAAGTGCATCCACTATAGTTACAGTTCCAGCACCCGAAGTAGTTCCAGCACCATAAGCACTAATTTCTTTCTCGCCTATTACATTAACTTTTGCTCTTAAATCACCTGCACTATCAAAGTAAAATGCTTTGTCCCATACAGCTTTATCTAGCTTGTTATTCCAACTAGTAAGATTGGCTTCTGTTATCTTATCTAATGTAGTCTTGTTAGTATGTGTGTGGTTGTTCTCATTCCACTTAACTATATTGGCATCTGTAAGTGCTGCTGGCTTCCCTTCTATATTAGTCCAAGTAACCTTAGTACCATCACCATTAACCCACTTCTTAGAAGCTGCATCATACTTTAATATCTGTCCGTCTGCCAGATTGGTTAGTGTCACATCTTCCAATTTAGATAATAGTGTACTACCACCAGTTGCAGCTTCTAATATCATCTCTCTTAATATTCTACCTTGATTGGCTGATAAAGCAGCATCTACAGCTACAGAATCCAAACCATCATAAATAGTAACTGAACCTGTAGAAGTGCTTCCACCACCTGTAGAACCTTGACCATAAGCAGTAATTTCACCTTCACCAATTAAGTTTCCAGTAAACACTACCTTTGATAAATCTACAGTATAAGAACCATCACCATTATTAACAGCAGGTAGAAAGTTCCCACTTAAAGAAGAACTTCCACCACTACCGCCAACATTAGTAACAGCTACATTACTGGCATTAACTACACCGTTACGAAATGTCTTATTTATGTTTGTTCTTGTAAATTGCATATTACTTCTTCTCTATTAACCGTATTTCCTGCTTACCTAATCTATAATCTGTAATAATGCTGTCTACTATGAATTTCTTATTAGGAAGGTGGTTATCAGTCATAGTAGCATATACTTTAAACTTGTTCTGTAGGTTCAGATTCAGAATAGCAGAAGGTGTACTATACTGCGTTACTAGTCTATATATAAGATGCTCTTCCAGTCTATACATCTGCTTAGTAGCCTTATTATATACGTTATCCAGATAAGTAAAGCTAGTACCATTAGCACTATAGCAAACTGCACTATAGTTACATTCCTTATTATCCCAAGTACATATAGCAAATTCTTCTGAATCCATCTCATTTACAAAGTCCTCGTTTATAATATTGCTGTATTCAGTATCAGAATCCTTTTCTTCTTCCTTCTGGAAGTTCTGAACTTTAGCCTGTATATCAAAATTAGACAGCCAGACCGCATCACATCTATAACTATTATCCACCTTGTGCGGATGGTATAATGTAAATGTAGGCTTGCCAGTAATCACTTCATTTGTACTAGGCATCGGAATAGCATAGCCTTCACCTTCTAACCCCATATCCCAAGTAATATTGTTCTTTACTGGGAAACTTCTGTTAATACAATGGTCTGTCTGTCCTTGATTGTCAAAATAAAGCTTAAAAGTAGAATCTGTAGTAGTCCATTGTATACCATTCCAGTACATATTACCGTACTTTAACTTACAGTCTATATATAGATTGTCTGGGTTGAAGTCATCATTCTTATTGCTATACCCCTGCATTATATACATCTCACCTTCCCTATCCATAAATAGGAAATTACCTTTAATAATCAGATAGGTAGAACCACCAATAAATGACACATTGGAATCATTCACAGCCAATTCAAACATTGGTCTTAACTGACCGTCATAAGTGTTATGAATATGCAATAACACATAATCGGTAAAGTTAATATCATTGTACTTCTTATTGAAGTTATCAGTCTTTTCAAAGAAAGCCTTACATATAGTTGCGCCTACCAAGTTTTGGCTTGTACCATAATTAAACACCATTGGTTCTAATACCATATTTAATGTATTCTTATCATAGTAATAGCAAGTATAGTTCTTATGCTTTAAATACTTAAAGAAACATTTGTGCATACCACCTTTACCATCTTCATTTACTTCCTGCACATAAGACCAGCTACCACCATAGTTAGTTAAATACTTCTCATCCCAGATACTAGGTATAATGCTGTCAAAGCTGTATAGACTGTCTTTAACAGTAACCTTATTATATACATTATCTAAGGATAACTGACCACCATTTTCAACATAATCACTGGCTTCTATTTCCTTAGATTGCTGCAAAGTAACCTTAGTAGGTGTTTCTGTTCCTAAAGTAAATCTATAGTAAGTATTGATTCCATTTTTAATAGCATCATAATCTAAGAAGTAAACCTTATCACCATCAGCTACAGCAGTTACATTAAGGTATTTACAAACTTCTTCCAGAACTTCCTGCATAGTCATAGGTTCATCATCTTCATCAAAGAAGTTCTGTTCACTGATATACATCTTACTAGGTAAACAAAAGTCAGATGTAGCATTTAATTGTGTATTATCTGAAATATAGAAAGAACTATAAGCATTACATTTACTAAGCAGATGGTTTATAATCTGGGTAAATGAAACTATATTCTTCTTACCGCCTATAGTGGTGTACTTATAATACTGTAATGTGCTAAGTGCATCTATGGCTTCTACCTCTATTTCTTCAAACTCATTCTCATAGCCTTGACTGTATAGATTGGGTGTTACATACCCAACCCATACAATACCACTAGCACTACTAAGAACTACCTTATTCTGTTGTGCTGTACTACTATACAAATCAAACTTATAATCGTCTGTAATCATTCCTATAGTAGCACTGCTATACTTACAAGGTTTATATAGATGTGAATCAGAAGTTTCTAACTCGGTTATGAATGGTGTAGCAGATAAAGTAATGTTCTGCACTTCTCCAGAACCTATTTCCAATGTGTATAGCTTCTCATTTATATCATAGAATTGTGCTGTATATTTCATCTTACTTTAGCTGTTTTATTATTGTAATTGGCTAGAACTCCTACAAGTTCCTTGCCTCTAATCTTAAACTCTACCTGACCACCGCCAGAACCTACAGTAGTGCCGTTTCCATTAAGCAGGTTAAACAGATTCCTTTGCTGTCTATTATTAAGAATCATTTCACCAGCATTTACCCTAGCTAGGTTCATATCTCCAATAGTACTATTGCCAGCGAATATACCACCAGTACTAAAGGAAGGAATACTAGCCAAAGCTGCTACTACAGCCGCTGCTGCTGCACCTGCCAACAACCATCCTACAAACGGGGTTTGGGCTGCACTGGCTACACCACTGGCAATAGCTTCACCTTTCTTGGCTGTAGTTAATGCTACAATTTGTGGGATAGCTGCTGCTACAGCACTAATCAAATTAGCACCCCAACTTAACCAAGCTGCTGCACCTTCATTGGTCATATTGGTTACAGAACCCATAATAGAAGCTATAGCACCTAAACTTTGTGCGTACTCATTATTCAGTTTGATATTCTTATTAGTAATAGGGCTACTAAATTTAGGAAGTGAAGTAGGTATTTCTGGCTTCACCATACCAGCCAAACCAGCAGGTTTGCCATCTAACTTACCAATAGGTGCATTAGGATATTTGTACTGGAACTCTATTACCCTTTTCTGTTCGGTAAGTGCATTTAGTTCAGCATTGATTCTTATCCTATCTTCATTACTAATAGCTAGGTTTAATTCCTTTCTTAAAGATGCTATCTGTGCATCCAGTTCTGCTAATGAACCAGTAGGAATAACAGGCTTTACAGGTAACTTTACTTCTGTCTTATTGGTGGTAGTTCCTGTGAATACTTTAAATCCTTCCAATGATTCTACTGACTTAAAACCTTCCATCTTAGCCATACTGTTATTATATTCATTGGCAGTTTCATTATATTCTCTGGCTGTACTCTTTAATGCTGAATTTAACTGGTAATACTGCTGAATCTTTGCAGCTATATCCTTTAATTCATCATCACTATACTTTTCTAGCATAGTATGAATAATAAGATTCTGCTTCTGTGATTCAGCTAAAGCATCCTTCTGTTCCTGTGACCAGTCCTTTCTTTTAGCATTAGCTTGATAGTTAGCTGTACCATTCTTAGCCCTAGATTTAACCTCATCCCTCTTAGCAGGGTCTAACAAATCCGCTTCAAATGCTTTAAGCATATCTTCCATAGTTACAGTAATATTAGCATTCGTTCTAGCTTCTACAGCTTTAGATGCTGAATTAATAAGTTCTTCCTGTAACCTAATGTTAGCTGCTTGTTGTTCCTGTAGTGTTATTCTCCATTTATCAAAGGCAGCATTCCTTTGGTCAGCAGGTGCAAACTTATTCTTAGCTATATATTGTGCATCCGCTATTTCCGACTGGCTCTTAGCACTGAATACACCATAACTAATTTGTGTGTTTCCTAACTGGTCTAATGCAGCATAAGCTTCCTTAGCCTTATCTATCATATCTCCCAGACCAGTAAGAAAGTTGGATAGATTTCCACTACCCAAGCTATAAAAGAACTCATCCACAGAAGTTTTTAAAGCAGCCATATTACTGGCTGTCATATCGCCTAAAGTCTGACTGGAATTAAGAACCTTATTAAATGCTTCTCCAGCAGTCATAGCTATACCTAGAACACCAGCAAATCTTCCTATAGTGGCTGTGATATTCCTGCCTACCTGCTGAAACTGTTGTACTTGTTGTGTGGAACGTCTTATATTATTATCGAATTGACTACTATTAAGAAGTAGTCTGGTTACTAAATCAGCCATATTTAATTGTGTATTGTATATTGTTTAGCTTTCTCTTTCAATCTCTTAATATCTTCATTACTAATAGATGTTTCTCCTGTAGTATCACTATCCCAAGTAAACTGCATTATATCAGTAGGCTTTAACTTCTTAGTGCTGTTACATTGTGCAATTACATAAGCTACCATTCTAGCCTGTTCCCAGCTATTTCTGTCCTTCCTATGTAGATTGCTAATCAATGGTTCTAACTCATACATTTGCATCTTGTCTAGTACATATTCTGGGTCTAGTCCACCTTCTATTACTAAGGCTGAATATATCTCCTTAGTGGTTAGGACTTTTTTTTAGCATCCGCATTATTAGTAATGAATAGCTGCTGCTTCTCCAGTTCCTTCTTTAAAAAGTTCTGGAACTCTACCATAATACCCATATCTTCATCTATGGCTTCTATCAGTTCTTCAAAGGTTAGTGAACTGTCTGGATTATTAGCCATTAAGACACAGTAGAAGAATAGATATTCATCTGTGATAGTCTTTAACTCAAATGCCTTACCTGTAATCTGTTCATAGATGAATAAGGCTCTAAGTGTATATTTCAGTTTGTAGTTTTGTCCTTTAATAGTCATATCAATAAGTATTAAATAATAAAGCCTTTACACCTCCATAACCTAGAGATATAAAAGCTTTATAATTAAGCTGTGGCAGTCTTAGTAAGTGCTCCCACACCTTCAAATGAAGCTGTAAATGTTGCGTTATCTCCATTAGGCGCATTGGCTTCAAGTGCTGTAATAATAACATTACCCGAATAAGTTCCAGTAGTGGCTGGCAACCAACCACCTGTTGGTACTTCATCCTTCTTTGTTGCATAATCTTTCTCTAAGCAGAATACAGCTGTAATAGGTGTTCTGGCTGTCAGCTTATCGAATAACAGACCAAAAGTCATACCTTCACCATCATTGGAATAAAGGTTCTCGGTACTACAATTCCAGCTAATCTTTCTAGCAGCCTTAGCTACCCATTTACCACCACTATCCTTAGAAGTGGTTTCTACCGTTTCTACATTTATACTTAGTTTGTGGCTGGTTGCAAATGCTATAGATTTACCATCTATAAACAGCATCAAATCACCACCGTTAATTACTTGTCCTGCCATTTGTCTTTATGTTGAATGTAAGGTTCTGAATGAATGTATCTTCTATGTAATCTTCATCTGCATTAGTCATTCTAATATCCTGTATGTTAATACCAGAATAGATTCCCCTCTTACCTTGTAAGGCATCCTTTACTAAATCAGCTATTTCTATGCTTTCATTATACTTATCAGAAGCTATAACTACTTCTACATAAGTATCTTCCTTATAGATAAACCTATCTTTACTATCAGATGGTTCTATACCAGTTCTTCTATAAACAATAAAGGGAAATGTAGTACCAGTATCAGCAATTAAGGGATATATTTTATTATGTACCCTGCCAGTAACATTAGCATCATTACTAAGCAGGTTATATATTGCTTTGCCTACTTGTAAACTCATCGTCTGTTTCTATTAGCTATTCTCTGAATTGACTGGCTTATAAGGTTATCCATATTATCAAAGATTTCCCTTTCCTTATTGGCTTTAGCTGTTCTAAAGAAATGTGCCGCATTGATATTACCTCTATTGGCTGATACTCTCTGCCTTCTTATTGGATTCCGACCTCTAACAGATGCAGTATTACTACCAGTGGTTCTTCTAACTCTAGTACCCATTTCAAAGAACTTCAATCTAAAGTCCCCCATAATATGTACCTTAGCTTCTTCTCCGTTTCTATCAGCATTAGCTTTGATTCCACTTATTAAGGTCTTACCATTCCACCAGTTTCTACTGGAAGCTGCCCTGCCTAAAGTCCGCCTTAGCTGTCTTTTAGTTTCACCGACTAAGATACTAGCACCCCTTCTTAAAGCATTTCTATAAGCCTGCCTTTGCTGTCTGCTTGTCAAATCTGCAAACATAGAAGTAACCTGTCTGGCATCTACTTCTATATTATTCATTTATCAATTCAGTTACTATGGTTATTGATTGCTTATATAATTCTGGATTTATGCTAAGAATCCTGTACTTCTTTCCATTCCAAAGGATTCTCATATTCTCATTTACCTTATGATAATATCTAACAGTAAAGGTTACAGTATAAGAATGAACTATTTCATTATTCTGATTCTGTCTATTACCACTGTTATAAGTAACATTAGACCTAGTGCTAATAACATCTCTCCAATCAATAGAGTTAGCACCGTAGCCATCTTTAATAGCTACAGGTTCTTGTATGGTAATAGGATAATGTAATGTTCCTGCTCTCATTTAATTGTGTATTTACGGTAAAGTCCTATCAGATATTCATAACTATAGGGAATCTTAACTACTGTACCATAACTAACAGGTTCTCTATTAGCATATAAGTTACCTATCATTAGTAACATAGCGTGAATTATAGCAGGTGGTAAAGTACCACCTACTTCTAATTCATCTAAAGCTATGTCTAAATGTTTAGATACCGAATCCTCTGCTACAGCTATTAAGTCTAGAATGTACATATCATCTGCCCTAAAATCCTCATCTACTAGCAGGTGTTTCTTTGCTTGTTCTAAAGTTATATACATAGCTTACTACTTATTAAACAGACTATAATTAGGCTTTAAGAACCTTCTTAACAAATGCTTCTGCTCTTCTAGGCTTGGCATCAAAGTAAGCATTGATAACAAGTCTTACTTTACCGTTAGCAGCTTGTGTATATGGGTCTACTGTTAAATCAATTCCACCCCATTGACCAATAACCAAATCAGTAAAATTACCGAAGATTACGCCCTTACCAGCTACAGCAGAAGTAGAAAGAACTGGATAACCGTTTACCTCATTACCTTCCATCAGATACTTACCAGTATCAGTACCCTTGTCAGTAGTCTTTAAATCAGCCTTAGCAGAAGGTGAAACAATAAACTTAATATCACCTCTCACATTCTTAGCTTCCAAATCAGCTTCCATCTTAACAATATCCTTGTAAGTGATAGCATTGCTATCTGCTACTACAGCATTAAGCATACCAGCAGGTTTCTTTGCATCACCAGCTTCACTACCCAAAATAGTAGCTTCAAGTTTGTTGGCAATAGCTGAAACAATATCTCTCTTTAGCATTTCCTCAGCAGAATTAGAATCTTGAATTAAGAATTGCTTAGATACGTCAATATATGCAGTAAGTCTTTTAGGCTCTAGGTTTACTTCTGAGAATGTACCACCGCCATTAGAAGCAGCATCAACTTCACCAGCCCAACCTACATTTGAACCAGAATAAACAGGAATAGAAACATTACCTACAAGTCCAGTCATATAAGAAGCACCTGCTTGTGCCAATACTAAACTTGCTCTCAATGGTTCAAGAATACCCAACTTATCTTCTGCTACATTCTCCTGTCCTGCTGTAGCTACAGTAGCTTTAATATCACCTCTTTCTTCGATAGGAAGTACAATCTGTCCGCTATAAGATTGACCTGCCTTTCTCATTTCAGCGATACCAGCAGTTACTACTTCCTGTGCTCTCTCGTCTAATTGTCTGTTATTGGCTACATCATTGATAGCCTTTAAAAGTGAAAACTTTTCCTTCATAGTATTAGTTGTATGTGTTGTTTGTTTAAGGTTATCTTCTTCAATCTTCCTAATCTGAATATCTATATCTGCCACTTCTTTAGTAAGTGCATCAAATTCTACCTGCTCACCTGCATTTAGCTTTCTTACTTCCTTCTCAGCACCAGATATAATTTCCTCTGCTCTCTTTTGAAGCAGTTCCTTTTTGTCCAGTAGTTCTAGTGTGTTCATTAGTTTAACTTACTCCTAAGTCCAGCGAAGTAATCTTTTAAATCCTCGCTCTCTAAATCCTGCATCTTTCTTAATGCTACAGATGTATCTGGATATGCTTCCTTATATACTGGTGATACATCGAATAATTCTTTGAAGCTATTGATAGTTCTTAAATAGCTACCATCTTCCTTCTTAGTCCAAGTATCTTTACCGATAGTAAAGGCAAATGAAGAAGTACTAATATCACCCCTTCTAAGACCTTCTAACAGTTCATCACCTAAAGCAGTGTTAGGTGCTTCAAACCTGTATTTAAGTCCAGTATCATCTATAATTAATTCTAGGCTTCCAGTACCATATTTAGACCTAGCTAATATACCTCTATCCTCATTGTGATTCAGTAAGCATAGTATATCAGACTTTTCTAAAATACCTTCTAAGGCTGTAGGTTCTATTACTTCAGTAAAGCCACCTAAATCCCTAGACTGCTTACCGAATACTAAAGCATACCCTTCTACAGTCCTAGAATCCATCTTTACAATTTCATTACAGTTTCTTAGTTCTCTCATAGTATTGTTATTATTCCAATAGAATCCAACCAGTATTATCTATCTGATTCTGTAATGCTGCTACCTGTTCCTTTAATAGCTTGTTCTGTTCCTCTAAGGATTCAATATACTTTCTTAATGCAGAATCATCATAGTTACTAAGCCCAGCCAGTTTCTGCTTCTCTGGTGTTGTGTAATCTTCTGTAGATAACTGCTTACCGTCTACCTTATCAACTTTGGTATTAACAACATCTTTAATACCTTGTAATTCATCCTGCAAATCGGTCTGCTTAGTAATATCACCTTCTATAGTACCCCATACAGCATTAACTGTACTCCCTATTTTAGCGTTAGCTCTTTCTAGTTCAAGAATTGTTCTCATTTCAAATAATAATTAGTCTGTCCCTTTACTACCTCATCATAATAAGCATCATTAAACATAGCATTAGGACTTTTAAAGCTGTAGCTGTAATAGATTAGTCCAGATTGTAGCTTATCTAGGTCAGATGAATTTATAACCGCCTTATCTATTCTATCTTCTTCTACTATACCAGTCAAATCGCCACCCTTAAAACTACATTCTATAAACTCTGCTGGGTTTGTGGTGTAAAGTCTAAGTATAAATTCAGAAGTGTTTCTTACCCTAAAGGGAATGCCGTCCTTATCTTCCAACTTAATATTGAATACTAAGTCAGTTCCCTTGTAAATTGTCTGTATCATTGATTATATTGTTATTAGATGGAATGTTATTAGCAGCATTTTTAATCTCCATCAGATTCACTTGTACGAAATGGGAATCTCCACCATCTACAGCAGGTAAATCCAACTGCTTTCTAATCTCATTGGCACTAACCACACCGATATTAAACAGTGTATTGTAGTAGTTTGCTAAAGATTGTTTGTCTGCTCTTAGTAATACAGAAGTATCAAATCTTACATCTATTCTACTCCTTTCAGAAGGCTTGTACAGCTTCCTTTCAAACTCTAATTCTATCTTCTCTAGTAATGGTGATAATGTATCAGTAAGAAAAGCCAGCTGGGTTGCCTCAACAGTACTATAACTGCTCTTGGATAAGTCAAATGCTTTAACTGGTGATACCCCGAAGAACCTACAAATATCAATTACATTAAACTGTCTGGTTTCTAATAGTTGTGCATCAGCAGGATTCACTGTAATAGGCTGGAAGTCCATATTACCTTCTAATACAGCTACTCCATTAGGTGTACCAGTAGTAGGACTAAAAGCAGTCTGCCAGCTAGTTTTTAAGTCTGCCTTCTGCTTACCAGTTAAAGTAGATTGTACTTTAAGAATACCAGCCAGATTAGCACCACCTTTAAAGAATCCTTGCGCGTGTGATTCGGAATCTGTAGCCAGTCCTAAAGTCTGTCTGGCGTGTTGTAAAGTACTGATTCCAGTAATACCATCATAACTAAAGTTCAGTATATGAATCATATTGCAAGGCTCTACCAGTCCTTTAATGCCTACAACACTATATTTAATTCCGTCCTTCTGTTCAGTAATAGTAACATAATCTGGCTGTAAATAATGAAGTGCCACTGCATCTCCTTTAGCATCTCTTTCTATGTAAGCATATCCATTGCCTTTAAGCAGTGTACTTACTATCAAAGTCTTTATGAAAGTAAACCTGCTCATCTTATTGCTCGGCTCTTTGTTCAGTAAGTAGTAAGTAGGATGCTTAATAAACTTCTCCTTATAACCAGAATCATTAATGTAATATGGCTCTAATGGAAGCTGTGCCACTGCATCACTAATAACATCTACACATCTATATACTGTAGATAATAGCATAGCCTTATTAGTGGTATAGCCGCCATTCATATTATACATTAACGAATCACAGAATAACCCTCTGGTTTCCTGTTCTGGTTCTTTCTTTTTTAACCAATTAGTAAAAAGTCCCATTATATTGTGATTATTTCATTGCTAAATCTAGGATTCCGCAAAAACATACCTAAAGCCTGTATCATTGCTATAGTTCCATCTATCTTCTTCTTATCTACTGCCTTATTCGGTTTAACATTACCATTATAATCAGACTTCAAAGTAACATTTCTAAAGCAGTACCTATTTATTTCATTGTTATCAATAACTGCCTTACCAGATAGTATTAGCCTTTCCAGTTCTCTAGTAGGCATATTAAAGTTACCTAGTGTTTGTGGATATTCTTCTAATGGTAGTCCCTGCTCTGTAGAATCTATAGCCCATTGTGTAGCATTATACTTGTCATATCCTACAGACTGGATATTAACTACATCAGCATATCTAAGCATATCAGCAGTTATATAGTCATAATCGGTAACATTGCCACTGGTAACAGTAAGATACCCCTGCTGCTTCCAGTATTTGTAAAGTTCCTTATCTGCCTTATCCTTTAATGCCGATTCTGGAAGATAGTAATGTGTTTTGAAGTAGTAAGTACCATCCTGCACAACTAAGTAAGCTACAGCAGTTAAATCCGAAGTAGCAGCTAAATCCACACCTACATAGCAATCCATACCAGCAAACTTATTAAGGTTTACTTCCTGACTGCACTTAATAATATAGTCCTCTGGTAGCCATACATTAGAACTGTCACACCATAAATTCAAAGTCTTAGTTTTAACTCCGACTTCATCAGCTGGATTATTAATAGCTTGCTGTACCTGTCCCCTAATGTATTTGGAAGTTACTGTAACATCCAAGTTTGGCGCACATTTAACCCAGTTTTTTTCATCTCTCCAATCATCAGCAGCATCTAAAGAATAGATAGCTATAAACATTTCATCATCTACCTTTAAACCGTTCAGCACCTCTATAGCTACAGTTCTTAATTGGTAACAAGGTAAAGTCTTATCGAAGCCAGCAGTAGTAATAGTACAAAGATGTGGATTCATTCTCATCCCCATACTGGACTTAATAACATCACGTACTTTACTATTCTTAGCAGCGTGGTATTCATCCAATAAACCAAAACTGGCATTAAATCCATCCAGCTTACTATCATCAGCAGCCAATACTTTCAACTTGGAATTAGTAAGGTTAAACAGAATATCAGCTCTATAGGCTGTAAGATACTTACCTTTAGAATCCAGTCCCTTACTAAACTTGCTACACATATCAAAGGCTATCTTAGCTTGTTCTTTACTATTAGCAGCCAGTAATACTTCTGCACCATCTTCACCATCAGCTATTAAATAATACAAGCATAAAGCAGCAGCCAAAGCTGTCTTACCCTGCTTCCTACTTACTTCTATATAGCTGCTAGTATATCTTCTGGTAGTAGTTCCCTTCCAGTAGAACCCAACTATATTAGCTATTATAAACTGCTGCCATCCTTCTAAGATGAATGGTTTACCAGAATGCCGACCAGTATAATGTTTTAAAGTCCCTATAAACTTAATGGCTCTATCTACCTTGTCCTCTTTAAATTCCAAATCATCCCTTTTAAGGTCATTCTGGAATCTCTTACAAGCCAGCTTAATAGTTTCACCAGCTATTATTTCACCATTAAGAACCCTACTACAATATTCATAGTAAAGTTTGGTATTCATTACCTAGTTTCCTTTCCTTCCTTTATAAACTGCTCAAATGGATTATACCCGTCCTGTTCTACTTTAGGCAATTTAGTTCTAGCCTTAGCTGTTAGTCCGAACTCCAGCATAACTTTCATAGCTTGCGTTTGAGCATCTTTAGCAATCTTAATAGCTGGGTGCGGTGCTATGTTACCTCTATCACTGGTAACAGTCAAACCTTCATCTTCTAACTGTTTGGATGCCTTAATGAACATACTGTAGTTTCTAGCCAGCATTGTTAAAGCTGCACTATCCACATTCTCTAACATACCAGTACTATCCAGCTGTTCCAGTACATTCTGCATATATACCTTAGCATCCTTTTCAATGTCCTTTGGAATAGTGTAATTTATCATATTATAGTCTATTTAATTTTTATAATTTATAAAGCTATGCAATGGCTCTAATTAACTTATAATCACTATAATACAATTATTAAAGAATGTGAATTATTTATTTGGAAGTCTGTTAAGGTATTAGTAAATTTGTAATACAATTAAAGGCTAAACTATGGAAAGAAGAAGTAATTACCCAATAGAAATTAAAGCTAAAATAGACCTAAATACTGACCTGCTACTAACAGAACTACAGCAATTACTAGGCAAAGACAGGTCTAAACTACTAAGATTGATAATAGCAGATTTCTTTAATAGAAATATTGATATTATAGATGAACATACTAACCACAAATCAGATAAAGCACCACTGATAGAAGCCATACTAAAGGACTTCTTCAATTATAACAGGGAAACCATTAACCAGTACATTAAATTCAAGAATGATAAGACCACCTAAATCAGTCCTACTACAATATGTTTATGATTACGGACTAGACAAAGCAGCAGCATTATTTCACATTGATATAGAAACAGCAGATAAGATAATTAACTGGAAGCCACAATATGACCAGTACAGCTACAATACAGTAATAGATAAGCCACTTCATAAGAATGCTTCTAAGATAGCTAATATAATAGCTAAGCATTATTCTGAATTAGTAAAGCAATACACCACATACTATAAAGATACTATCTATATGTCCCAGACTGTAGAAGACTTCCTACAGAAAGCAGTAATAAGATGTATGGAAGTAGGGCTAGAAGATGTAACAGAAGAATCTGTATTAGAACTACTAAGAGTGCAATTCAATACTATAAGATGCTATGCTAAGAAGTCCAGCTATACAATGAATAGTAAATTAACACCATTGGAAGTACAGAATGAAGAAGGTGAATACATAATACCATCAGAACTATATGCCATACCTAAAGAAACCGAATAAGCAGCCTTCCAGAACATTTAACAGGGAAGAAAGACAGAAGATATACCAATCTACCAAATGGAAGGAATTAAGACTAGCTAAGCTAATGCAGCAGCCATTATGTGAACTCTGTTTAGCCAAAGGCATTATTAATGCAGCAGAAGATATTCACCACATAGATTCCTTTATGAATTATACTGGCACTAAAAGACTAGCCAAAGCATTTGACTTTAATAACCTTATGTCTATCTGTAAAGAGTGCCACGCAAAAGAACATCACTATGAACATTAAATTAAGCATACCAGTATTACAAGCATTAACCAATAATGAAGCATTTACTTACTTCTGCACATTAGTAGCCATTAGTAAGAATCCAGATAGTACTATTAAAGATATAGTAAGAATAACTGGTGTTAGTGAAACTACCATCTTTAACCATCTAAAGAAGTTTGAAGAAGTAGCCAACCTAACAATAGATAGAACTGGATGCAGTAATAAGTATAGCTATACAGAACCTACCAAGTTCTTTGTAACCATAGATAGCAGCCTGTTAGATACAGATGTAGATAGATTAGTAATCGGCTTCTTAATCCGATTCAAATGCTGGTCTAGAATAGCATCCAATATTGTAGACCTATCTCTAAATAGAATAGTTCACGAAATAGGGGTACAACATAATACAGTATATTCAGCTTTAGAAGCTGGTCTAGTGGAAAGAAGTGATAAGAAACTTTACTTTAAGTTCATTCATCCATCACTTTGCATACTGTAATACAAAAATATAGCTGTTATAGCACCCTCAATATAAATTTTAAAATTTGTTACAATAAGTTTGGATATGTCAAAATATTTCACTATCTTTGTATTACAATAAATGAAGGAAACTATCATACTGAAACATAGATTTTAATTCGATTATCTAAGTGGACTGGCTAGCTGATTAGCCAGTTCTTCCACTTAATTCACATCTAAGAATCACAAAGTTATTACCATAAGTACCTTTTGAGCATATTTTAGGTACTGATTGTTAATTATTCATCATAATTTTTGAGTTTGGGCTAGTTAAGCGTAGAATAGTAAGCGTAGTGATACGCTTATTATTTTATTTCAAGTGTGACAAATTTTGGTAGCGAAACCTCAATCTTCTATAGAAAGAATACCCAAAAATGTCACAACCCATAATTCAAACTCCAGATGCTTCTAAACTCCAGATTTTAAACCGACTAACTAAACAAACAATTTACAATTATGACAAACATTATTATTACTAAAGAGTACAAGTATTTAGGTGAATATCCATTATTCAAAGAGAATGGTTTACCAGTAGGATATTTAATAGATAAAGGTAAAGTAGGCTGTGGCGGAACATCTATAGCTTTAGAAGATAATAAAGATACTATTATATGTGTTCCCTTTGTATCACTAATTAAGAATAAGATGCAGAAATATAATATAGATGGTAAGGTTAATGTGCTAGGTGTTTATGAAGGTGTTACTACATACGAAATTAGAGAATACCTAAATACTAAGAAAGGTGCTAAAAAAATTATGTGTACTTATGATAGTTTAGCTAAAGTTGCTGGTATTACTGGTTATAAATACTTCTTACTAATAGATGAACTACACCTGTTATTTATCCAGTATGTCTTTAGAAACAAGGCTGTAAGGACTGTATTAGACGAATACAAGAAATTCAAAGAATGGTCATTCTTAACAGCTACCCCTATTGAATATGATTTAATGCTGGAAGAACTAAAGGATATTCCGACCTTTAAAATAGACTGGGAAGATAAGACCGAAGTAAAGGTAAATGCAGTACAATGTAAGTATGTAGGTGCTACAGTAAAGAAAGTTATCAATGATTTCTTAGAAGGTAAGATATTTGGTAATGCCCACTTCTTTGTAAACTCGGTGGAATTTATTGCTACTATGATTAAGAACTGTAACCTTACTAATGAGAATACCAGAATCATCTTTAGCAAGAATAATGAAAGCTATAAGCATACTTGTCAAGGTGTTACTAATGGTGAAACTACTGACCCTGTAAAGAAGATAAACTTTTATACTTCCACCTGCTTTGAAGGCTGTGATTTATTTGATACAGAAGGTAAAATTTATATCATCTCTGAAAGCACCAAGGCACAAACCTTAATGGATATTAGTACACAGGTAAGACAGATAGCAGGTAGAATTAGAAATACCCAGTATGCAGATACTATTACACATCTTTATAAAGCTACCAGATACAATACAGACCTTACTTATGAAGAATATAAGCAGGTAGTTCTAGAAGAAGAACAGAAAGCTAAATCATATATTACTAAGGTTAATAATGATAAGGAAATTAAGGAAGGAACTAAAGAAAGTATCTATCATTACATTTGGAAGGATGAAGAAACTGGTGAATTTGTATTTGACCCTAATAGGATGAAACTAGATATTTATAACTTCAAGGTACTTAACCATACATACAGTTTACAAGTTAATTTAAGCACTGAATATAATAAGGCTGGTATGGCTGTAGGATGCAGTACAGATAAGACTTCTGATAAGCTATTAAAGAATGATTCAGCCAGAACTACCTTTAAGGATGCCATAGAAGAATATGATTCTATAATGCAAAGAAAGGAAGGTATGGTATTCAGTCTTACAGATAATGATAGATTAGCCTTATTAAAGAAGAAATATAGCTATATCAAAGATGCTTATGAACTACTAGGTATGGAACAAATTAGGGAACTTAAATATCATACTTCACATATTCAAAGACTTCTTATTAGTATCTCTGAAAAGATGGATAATAATGCTAAGGTAGCTAAGTTACTGCTTACTATTCCTGCATTTAGAATCGGTGAATTTATTCCTTCTGCTGATATTAAAGATTGCTTGAATAGTATTTATGGTACACTAGGAATCAAAGGAAAAGCTAGCATTAAAGACTTTGAAGATTATGCTAAGTTTAAGGAAGCTAGGAAAAGAATAGATGGTAAGCAGGTAAGAGGTTATATTATTCAGTACATTAAAATTAAGTAAGCTATGGTTATTGACTTTACACCCAGTACAAAGGAATCAGAAGAAGCTAGAATATTAAAGCTAAAGGAAGATGCAGTAGAAGCTGGTATTAAAGCTAAGGAAATTTTAAACAGCATAGGAATTAAATATATCATCCGACTTTATAAAGAAGGTGGTTGTATTAAGTTTTACAAAGGTTCTAAATGTATAATGATGGCAGGTTTACTAGCTGGCACTAATGAACTAACAGCTAATTTCTCTCTTTATTATAATGCTACTAAACTTAAAGACAGGAAAAGATTTAAAACTGTAGAAGAAAATGATTTCCTTACAGATATACTACCAAACCTTTATTCTCAATTACAATAATCAGACCTAAGATAGTGTTTAAATGAATTGTTAAAATTATTGTAATTTGGTTTTGATATGTAAAATAATATTATTATATTTGTAATGCGATAAAGAGTTATATGGGAATGGCTTTATCGGTCTTGTTAGTAAGTAAATAGTTTCTATTTTACTACTAATCAAAGTAATAATACTACAGATACTTCTAATACAAAGATTCTTCTTATAGATTATCCTACTACAAAGATTCTATCAATTTATTTACACACCAAATTCTGTATTTAGATTTACTATCTTATAGATTATCCGAACATAAAGATTATTGAGATTCGTTATTCATTCAGTAAGGTAGTCTGTGAAGATAGCCTTACTTTACTTTGATTATTAACTACTTAAACTATATATACTATGTTTACAACCTATGTATTACTAACATTCTTAGCAGTTCTAATGTATTTCCTTATTAGGACTGTAGTAAATGAGATTAAGCAACATATCACAGAAGAAACAGATAGGGTTATTAAGGCTATTAAAGATAAGAACTATGTGGGTAGATGAAGAAGCAGTTATATTAGAATCAGATGAAGCATTAAATATACTAAGTGAATGAAACGTATGTCAGAACAAACTATTAACGCAATTATTAACTACTTAGTCCAGCAACCTTATAAAGATGTAGCTGGGCTGTTATAGATGGTACAGCAGGATTTACAAACTAAAGAAGAACCTGCTAAGGAAGAATAACCCATTAGCCTGTAAATGGTATATGGTTAATGTGAATGATTTATGACTTATGATAATGGAATACAGGCTAGTACAAACTACTAGCTTAAATGGATAAATTTGATGAATTAGAACTAAATGGAAGGAAACTACTAGAATCATTTTTAATACAAGTGGGTGCTACTAATCTGCATCCTACAGAAGATAAGTTTGCACCAGTGGACTACTATTTTACTTATAAGGATAAGAAGGTAGTAGCCGAAATAAAGGTAAGAGATATTAAGTATGAAGGCTATGATACTCACTTAATGGAAGTATCTAAATATAAGTCCTTGGTGAAGGATAAGAAAGATAGCCAGTCAGATACAGCATACTACATTAACTTCTTTACAGATGGAACTAAAGTTAATGCCTATTGGTATAGTACTAATACTGTTAGGAACTTTGGTACTATAGATTATAAATACTGTCCGACTACTACAGCAGCCGATAACGGTAACTACTATAAGAAGGTTATTATGATTCCTTCTAATAAGGCTCAAAGATTTACCTTAGTAAATGGTGGATGGTCTAAGATTTCACCTAAATTTTAATTATAAACCCCAGCTTACTTTAATCGGTAGGCTGGGGTTTTGTTATTATGGGTTGTAAATTAAAACAGCCACTTATGACTTTTTATTACTTCCTTTAGGCAGCGATTCTAATCTATATTTGCACTCTATATCCATCCACCTAGGAATATTAAGCGTTATATTATACTGTTTACTATAAGCATCTATTAATTTATCTTTCCATCCACTATTAGCTAACTCCCTAGTTTCAGTGTACTTAAATATAGTTTCCTCTAACGCTCCTAAAAAATCTTCCAAAGTTTCAAATACAGGTGTCTTAGAAGGTTTCGTAGAATACCAAGCAGTAGGACGAAGTTTATGTATCTGCTTATTTTTATATTGTACTTTTACAGTCCAATTAGCGGATTTGCCCATAGCAGCACTTATTTCCCAGATATTTCTTAGCCAAATATCAGTAATAGTTACAATACCATTACTATCCATCTTATAAGCAAAAATAAGATATTTAACGTGAAGCATATATGGCTTCTCTATTATCTCCTTTACATAAGACTTAAAATCTGCTATATCAAAACCAGCACTACCTTCACTATTAAAAGCTTTAACTTCTACTAAATTAACCTTTCTGTCCTCATTTAAAAATATATCTGGTGGCATCTGTGTATTAGGATTAGGAGCAAAATATATATTATTAGCCCTTAACCATCCTTCTAACCACTCTTGTATTATATTACCTACTACATCTTTCTGTTTAACAATAATACCCACACTTCCCAAGCAGAAGGTTATCCGTCCTTCCACTGATTTTATATTGAAGTCTGTGAGCAACTTATCATATAGCTCCTCTGGAGTAATATGTATTAATTCCTCTGCCATAACTATATCTGTTTTAGAAGTCGACTACACACAGCCTTAATAACTGGTACTACAACAGTATTACCAAGCAAATCAAAACCATCTTTCTCTGATACATCAAACTGATAATCTTCTGGATACCCAAAGAGTCTTAACCCTTCTCTTAGTGAAAGTTTTCTTAAACCATTACCGTCCACCACTACCAGTTTCTGCATATCCATAGCGACCAGAGTAGGAGCTATAGAAGCAGGGTCTAGTATCTTAGTTATCTCAAAGCTAAGTTTACCAGTTACTATATTATATCCTTTAGGAAGGCTAGTATCTTGCTCTCTATGTGACGATGAAATATTACCAACCTTCTTAGTTATTTTTCTTTTAGGATGCTCATAGACTAAATACCCTTTCTGCACTAGACCATCTAAGAGCTTTTGCAAATCAGAGCCAGCGTAGAAAGTAGTTATCATTTCTTTGGTAAGTGGCATTCCATCCATCCAATCTATGCCATATTCAGCAGCCCATTTCTTCTTCCTACGTTCTGTCAAAAGAAGATTAAGTAGTTCCTTCTCTCTTTTTGTTGTCTTACCTTTAAGGTCAATATCCCAACTGTGTATATTGTCCTTACCACCTCTCTTATCTTTAATGGATTTACCATAAAGTTCTGAGATTTCATATTTAGACAGAAGTAACTTAGTAAACTGACTTTTAATTGTCGGTAAACCCACCTCTAATATATCTCCTAAAGAATGTTCTACAATAGGGAAATTATCTAACTTGACGGTGTTATTAAAAGTACCTACTATGTAGATTCTTTTTCGTTCTTGTGGTACTCCAAAATATTTAGAGTTAAGAACCGCATAAGATACCTTGTAACCTATAGCCTTTAGATGCTTAAGAATAGTTTTAAGTGTTTTCCCCCCATCGTGATTTACTAGACCTTCTACATTCTCCAAGATGAATCCTTTAGGCTTCTTGGCTAAAAGAATCCTCTCAACATCAAAGAATAAAGTTCCTCTAGTATCAGCAAATCCTAGCCGATTACCAGCAGCACTAAAGGCTTGGCAAGGAAAGCCAGCACATAATATATCAAAATCAGGAACAGTAGCAGCATCCACTTTAGTAATATCTCCTACTATTTCTTCATTAGGGTGATTCTGTTTTAATACATCTAAGGCATACGGCTTTATTTCAGAAGTAAATACACAAATAGGGGTATAACCAGCTTCAATAGCAGCTAGTTCTAACCCTTTGCGGATTCCTCCAATCCCTGCGAATAAATCTATAAAGCGTAAATTCATTATTTGCCTATTAATCCAATTTAGCGCAAAGGTACTAAAAAGGAGCAAATAATCACCATTATTAACGATATTTGCTCCTTACATCTTGAATAAGATTCCTCAACTGTCACTAGATATATTGGTATTCTATAACCCAATTATTAGCTATAGCTATATCTACAAACTCATTCACTGTTACTACTTCATCTATATCATCTGTTTCCATTACCATATTAGCATTACTAATTACAAAGTACTCACCTTCATCATAAGCAGGAAACTTTCTAATACCATTCTGGAAGGTAGCATATTCACCGTAAACATAGTAGGCTGTCTTTACTTGGAACTTGCTATTAGCATTATAGAACACATTATAAACACCGCCAATAGTATAGACTTCCAGTAGTACAGCACCATTCTTAACGGTAATCATCTTATTACAAGTTTTAACACCGCTTTCCCTTTCCTTCTTCTTAAAGGTAGTGATTCTATAAGGCACTATCTTAGTAATAAGCTGCTTCACTAGATTACGCTTTTCAGTGAAGTTACCTTCTATCTGTTCTAAATAGTCTTTAGGTAAGGTAGGCTGGCTATAGAAGGTCTTTAAATCTCTTAGCTTCTCTAATTCACCTTTAGCCTGCTCTATTGACTTCTCAAAGTTCTTCATTTCCTGCCTAACACCCTTAGCGGTTCTATTAAATTCTTCCATAGCCATAGTTCTCATATCTTCATCATCCCCAGCTATTTCAGCAGCATTAATAGAGAATTGGTAGGCTGTAGATAGTCTTTTCTTTAATTTATCTATCTCCTTAGTAAAGTTCTGAATACTATAGTTCTGGTATTCTATCTTCTCCTCACATTCTCTAATCTGCTCTTCTCGCTTCTCATCATTCATATTAGCATAGCCTATCAGTTCCTTCTTTACCAATTCCCATATAATAGGCTCTAGCTTTTCATTAGCTATAGATGTTCTATTAGTACAGTCTGTAATATTGTTAATACCACTCATACAAAGCCAACTAACAGCAGGTTTACCATTTACTAATCTATAAGTCTGCCCAAATTCACCAGCTTTCCTTCTAGGTGTTAATGTATATCCGCAATCTGGGCACTTAATCAGCTTAGATAACAGATATACTTGCTGGTTTGGGTATGGTTCATCCTTTACCCTATTCTTCTTTCTCTTATTAGTAGCTGCTTCATATAGTTCCTTATCTATAATAATAGGTGTATTAACATCGAATACTTCTACTTCATCAGTATCTGGGTCTTTAAGATTCACCTTCTTAATACCAGTAGCATAGCTTTCATAAGTAAGAATATGTTCGATAGTACCTAAAGAGAATTTCCTATTTAGCTTCTCACCATACTTATCAGTAATAGCCAAAGCAGTGGACTTTAAAGTAGCACCTTCCTTTAGATATTCATTATATACTGCCTGTACTACTTCTGCTTCTTCTTCATTAACTACTATCTGGTTCTTCTTACTCTTATCAGTACCTTCATATCTCTTATAGCCAAAGTAAGGCTGCCCGATAGATATTCTGTTATTATCCAGTTCGTTTCTTCTAGCAGATGCTATTTGAGTTTTCATACTCTTTAGATACTTCCAAGCTGCATCGAAGGCTGCACCGATAACTAATTCTGCATCCCTTACCTTCTTACCTGTTTCTGGGTTAATAGTCCAAAGGTCTATATCTTTAAAGTAAACAGGTATATTCATATTAATAAGTAGACGCACATAGATACGACCAGAAGCAGGGTCACGGCTCATTCTACTTACTTCTGACACTAACACTACATCAAACCTCTGCTCTTTAGCTGCTCTTAGCAATCTATCAATAGAATCTCTGTTCTTCTTAGTAACATCATCCTTACCAGTAATCTTTTCACCATATACTAAATTCTCTAGGTCATATTCATAACCCATAGATTTAGCTAGCCTAGTTAAATCTCTGGTCTGTCTGTTTAAATCTTGGTTCTTAGTAGAACATCTGATTAGAAATGCTGCTTTCATATTTGTTTGGTATTTAATTCGTTATCTTCGTTTCGGAAGCGAAATTACCAAAAGTCACAGAACTATGCAAGTAATTTCTTTATGTTGAGTTGCCGGAATTTAACAGAAGTGTACTTGAAGTACTTCGCCAACCCCTAGAGGACAGGCATATATCCATCGCACGAGCTAAATACAGTCTGGATTATCCGGCCAGTTTCATGCTGGTAGCCAGTATGAATCCCTGTCCATGCGGATATTATAATCATCCCACACGAGCTTGCGTCTGTAATCCCGGACAAGTGCAACGGTACCTGAACCGTATCTCCGGTCCTTTACTGGACCGCATAGATATCCAAATAGAAATAGTTCCGGTTCCATTCGAAAAAATGGCAGAACGCCATCATGCGGAAAGTAGTGCAAGCATACGCGAACGGGTTATCAAGGCCCGGAAAATACAAGCTCAACGTTTTGCCAACCATCCGGGTATTTACTGCAACGCACAAATGGAAGCCGGGTTACTCCATCTGTACGCTCAACCCAATGAAGCAGGGCTAAAATTATTACGAACTGCCATGACACGCCTCAACCTGTCGGCGCGCGCATACGGGCGTATTCTAAAAGTAGCGCGTACCATTGCCGATCTGGACAACAGCGAACACATTACTTCCATCCACCTGGCAGAAGCGATAAGCTATAGAAATCTTGATAGAGAAGACTGGGCCGGTTAG